ATTAGCAGGAGTATCCATAGGTTCAGGAATCACACTAGGAGCTGGTATTGGTATTAATACAAGTATAGTTCAATCTGGCTTGTTATTGAATTTTGATGCTGCAACTTATTCAGGATCAGGCGATTGGATAGATGGTCATGCAGGGGTTCATGCAACTCCCTATAATAACCCGATATGGAGTTCAGCTAATGGGGGAACGTTTGTATTAAGTGCTCCGTCAGTACAGTATTTCACTGTGCCCTGGCCTACATTCCAACCTACATACACTATAGATATTTGGTTCAATTATACGGGTAATCAACCAGGAGCAGCCTGTTTAATATCAGATGAATTCATCGGGGCTCCGTTTAATTTTGCCATACAAGCTGCTAGTAATGGAATAAAAACAGGCTGGTATACGACTAACTGGGACGGGCAATGGGTTCCTAATAATACTTATACACAATATCCGATCGATGGATCTACGTGGTATAACATTATCATGTCCGTAGGCACTACAGAATACAATGACTATCTTAATGGCGCATTAAGCTATGGCCCGGGTAGATACGGTATTGAAATTAATGGGGCACCTAACGGTAGTAGCCCTACTCAGCGATTCTTTATAGGACATCGATGGGATTTACCAGACACAGTAAATGCTAAAATCGCCGTAGTTAACATCTATGATCGTGCTTTGTCACAAGCTGAAGTGATGCAAAACTTTAATTATTATCGCAGAAGGTTCAACGTATGATTAAACAACCATATATCGATGAGACTCAAGATCCAGGTGTATCACATAAAATCACACCCACACCTAGCAATCCTACTATTAGTATTCCTAAATATCATTGGGTAACAGATAAACCTGATTCACGCGATTATGCATATGTACCAAATGCTATCACCCCACCTTCAGTAGTTGATCTCAGGAGTCTATATGGTACTCCTGTAGAAAATCAAGGAAATCTAGGAAGCTGCACTGGTAATGCTATCGCAGAAGCAATCGAAATGATTGATCGAAAGAACGGTAAGAACACTGAAGTCAGCAGACTGTTCATCTACTATTATGAACGCCTGCTAGAGGGCACAGTGAGCTATGACAGCGGTGCTTATATCAGAGACGGTATCAAAGCATGTTACACCTACGGTGCGCCCCTAGAGTCATTGTGGCCATACAATATATCTAGATTCAGAACTCCTCCTTCAAGTGCAGCAGTGCAAGATGCTGCTAGACGCAAGGTAACGCTCTATGAACGTGCAGCAGATTTTAATGCATGTATCAATGCTTTAGCTAACGGATACCCTGTTGTCATCGGCTTTACGGTTTACAGCAGCTTTGAAAGCGGCAATTGGTGGTACACATCTGCTAACATGCCCTATCCTAATACACGTACTGAAAGGATCCTAGGAGGACATGCTGTGCTTCTAGTGGGATATAACAACAATACACAAAGATTCATCGTGAAGAACAGTTGGGGAACTAACTGGGGAGATAATGGATACTTTTACATGCCGTACCAGGTGATTCAGAATACTAACATGAGTAGTGACTTCTGGGTGATAAAGAATGTCAATAACCCATAACGCTTATGAAAAAGTCCCCATTGCAGGGGACTTTTTTTATTCTTTTGGAATTGTTTCGATTTCTTGTAACATAGTCAAGACCTCAGTCAATTCTTTTGCAACGAGTTTGACCCTAGTCCATTCATCAGTCACATCACGACCGGTCACCTCTACCATGTAGGCGTTATCATAGAAATAGATAGTGACAGAATCAGCTACCTTTACCACCTTATCGCCGAATTTAGTAATCTTAGCCATTCACAGCCTCAAGCACATCTTCTACCGTGATGTCCTTGCGAGCGCGAGACTTGATTTCCTCAAGCGATAGCTTGGCTTTGACACGAACCTGACCCTTGCTAGCTTCATATTCCTTATCAACTAGCGTATCTTCAATGGTAGCTTGATCCGCAGCAGATGAGTATTCCTTGCAAGTAAGCATATACTTGAGAGCTTCGATCTTGGTCATCTCATTCGGCAACTCAATGAAATCACACCGAGTAGCTCCACCCTTTGTAAACTGCTTTACACGGCGAACCATGTCATCAGTAAAACGAACCTTAGCATTTCCATTATGGACAGTAATACCAACAACCTTAAAAGTCTGTGCAGTCATAATAGTCTCCTTTAAACAACGTGCGAAATTGCACAATAACAATATAGCAAAAGCGGGCACCTAAGTCAAAGACTTAGATACCCTAACCGCTTTAGCAGGCGTTTGCCCCTTCAGAAATCAAAGCCGAACCGTATATAGCTCGTGCTTGCTGATACGCAATAAAAGGATTCGGTGCTTGGATAGTTACCTTCATAGGATATCCACCCGAATTCTTAATAAAGACCCAATACATATTCATCGTGTTTCTCCTTACTTTGCTTCGACGACATAGTGGTTATTCCACTTACCAATGTTGACATCAACATAGTAAGCGATATCAAAATAATCAATCTCAGAGCGGGTATTGTTGTACCAACCAGCGCTCCTGAGAGCAGCAAACGCTTCGGTCAGGAAGTCCTTAGCGACACCTTCGTAGTGTTCGTGGAACCAGTAGGGGTTGACCTGGTCACGAGTAGAACCAAAGTCAATCTTGCCTGACTTGAGAGTCAGAACGATAACAGAATTATCCCGAACCCGAAGGGTGCCCTTGACACCGTACTTCTTGAGGACCGGCTTCAGATTAGCCGCGATGATCGACTTGCGCTCTTGATCCATATAAGCCATTTTGTGTCTCCGTTGATTCAGTTTATGTTTGTAATGTAGCGGAAAGGGTATCCGAAGTCAACCGGTTTTTTACCGATTATGCTGCCTTTTCCATATATTCGCAGACATAATCTTCACGCCCGCCGTTCAAAAGCATAGTGTATCCTTCATGCTTACCTTCATAGCCCGGCTGCCAGTAATCCTCAGCCTTCACGTACCGCTTGGCGGTCCACTTGCCGTCTACATAAGCCAGTTCGAACGGGGTCTCCCACTCTTCGCCGGCTTGGGCATCGTCCTCAACCACGCGGTAATCGACAATATATTCCTTAGAATAGTCGCTGCTGTATTCGAGCAGACCGGTGAGGGTAGGAATACCATCCCGTTCAATACGGGCCTGCTGAGCAGGAGTAATGCCGGGGACAACATAGGTGCTGCCGCCCTTGAACTTCCAACGCTGCGGGCATTCGTCCTTACCGTCCCAAGTATGAGCGCCGTAGTTTTCGCAGTACTGAGTGTCGATCACGAGCTTCATAGTTTTGTCTCCGTTTCATCAGCTTATGATTCATAATAGCGGAATGGGTAACCGAAGTCAATCCTTTTTTTGCCAAAAAATCATTTTTCTTTCCAGGCTTTCCATAGGAATCTCCCGATTCAGAGACTGAATCGGGAGATATTTTTATATGGATTTTACGTGTTTATATACTCACGTAAAAGATATGAGCCCCAATACGGGCTAAACGCTCAACGTGTCTCCAATGAGGATTTACGTAATCTGCGTGATAGTAGAGAGCATCTTCCATTCCCTTGACACGTTTGCCATTTAACATATCAAGTGCGATCTGTTTGGCTTTTCTCCATTCAGGTCCGCTTGGAATTGACCATCTGATATCCTGATCGTTAGCCCAAGAAAATTGATTTTCGGCTAACACAACATCACAGATGCTACCTTCAAACTTAGGATCTTTTGTTCGGTTAAGAGTAACCTGCGCAACAGCATATCTACCCTTTATCGGTTCGGAGCCCGCTTCATGGTAAATATTTTTTGCTAAACAAAATAAGTCTGTTTTTTTATAATTAATTTTTTCTCCGGTATCGACAACTTCTAAGAATTTAGCCTTATCATATGCTATCTTTAGTTGTTGTTCTCTAGTGAGAACCGGAGTACTCGTAATTGGTTTTTTTACGATTCTAATCTCAGGGTTGGCTTTCGGTGAAACGTTAGCATGAGTCCCTGTTGTTACTACATCCCATATAAAAACCATAAAAAGAATTACGGATAAGACTTTCCATGTCTTGGATACTATATTGGTATCCATCAAATGAGAATTATACATTTTATTTCCTTAATTAGGCCGCCTCACGATTCTCTAAGTAGTGTTGCCTCAAGATTGAGATACTTAGAAATCTGCTAAAGTAGCACTTCCGATAAAATGCTCTTAAAAGGAAAAACCGCAAGTGAATGCGGTTCACGTTTCTTTTGATTGCATACTATCAGCAATTAACTGAAATATCAGTTAATAAAGACCTTCAGTGAGCAAGCTCAAATCTGATCTCTTTTGTCAGAATTCTCACAACTGACAATGTATTTAGCAAGGAATGACCCTGCAAAAATACTTATATTTAAAACCTCAATTCGTTACATCGTAAATTCTACACGATTCACCGAACGAAGCGTGAAGCTACGCCAAGCCTTTGCTTCCAGATCATATACAGCTATAATATTATCATTGGTTGCTTTCTTGCGTTTGGATTCCGTGCCCTCTGAGATAGGAGTCGGAGGAAGCATATCTGGATTCAATGTACAATTCATGATCCGTTCAGTACCATCCTTCTTAGTGAAAGTGACGGTCACTGTCCCGAGCTTTAGTGTGTCCTTCAACCAAGGACCGAATGCTTCCCAATCCTTTTCAGTCATGTTAGTCTTTAGCTGGTTCATTGATTTGTTCTTCCCAAATTGTAAAAAAGTTTTTGATCTTCTTTTCTTCAGACCAAATTGCACCATATTCGTTGAGTTCATCACAAAGGGCAAGAGCTTCTTCCTTAGACACCACACGGTGACTGAGGACAATATCAGTAGGACGTAAGTGTTCCTGACTGAATTCTTTAGCCTCTTCCATTGCAATACTGTCTAGTGCATATTCAGTTTTACCTTTAGGCACTTCTACTACATAGCTTATTTTGAATTGAGAGAGGGTTTCAACTAATACCCATTCAGTTTCTTCAGTTTGTGCTTCCATATCTCAGTATCCTAACAAAAGTGATCTTTTACATCGAATGCTTGAAAAAGTCGTGGTTGATTTCTGCCAAGGTGTCATCAATGCTGAACTTGTAAACATACCTAAACATTAGATATAGAATCGGTAGTTGTACAAACACATAGAATATCATATAGAAAGCATACAATGCACAAATCCACCAGGCCCATCCTACCACAGAAACCAAAGTGCCTTCGATAAAAATCTTAGCCCAAAGAACATTATGCATGGCTTCACTGATTATAAACACTGTGATCAAAAGACACAGCAAAGATAAGCAGAAATGTTGAATGATTGATTTCACGGCTTATCTCCAGGCGTTAAGCGGACATAGAGAGGTTCAATACGACAATCTGTCATGACTTCTGCAATCTCCTCAGCACGGTGCAGACTATCGACTACATCCGTTCCCTCTCGACCTTCATAGATACCAGTGACACGGTACCCGGCAATCTCAAATCCATCAAGGTTATTACATTCAGCAAGCTGGGCCTCAAGCTGATTGACCCGCGCTCTGAAGGCGTAGTGCGTGTCGATTTTGTTGAACCGCATGCGGTCTTCGGTCTCGCCAAGCTGGGCAGTCAGGCGGGCGACCTCCTCGCGGTAGGCATTGACCACGCGCTCAGCCTTTATGGGGCCAAGGCGGAAGCACCGGCACCCGCCGTTGGTGTGCATCCCCGGTCGGACATAGACCTTGCAGTTGCCGTCCCCGCAGCCACCAATCTGTTCTAGGTGTTCGTTTAAGGTCATTCTGTACCTCCAAGGGCACGGCGGGCGACGCTGTAGGCGTTTGTGACAGGTGCCGGATAATCCTCGCCGGGAACGCCAAGTTCGTTCATCACTATGGTCAGCGCCTCCCGCAGCCTTGCGTTCTCAGCCTCTGCTTCACGGAGAGCGTCGATGAGCTGCCCAATAAGTGCCCCACATTTGTTCATGCCCGTGGTTTCATCAGGGTCCATCATGAATGCTGCGACTTTAGTGGCGTCAGCAATAAGTTCTTCGTTAGTCATTGCATGTTTCCTCCGTTTTCGTAATTTATAATAGCATATTCGCTATCGATGTCAACCGAAATATATTGATTTCTTACATTGCAACCGGACCGTTGCCGTTTCTAAAACCAACTTTACCGCCCTGTTCTTCAATTCGCTTGATAACTTCTTCGAATAGAATAGGCTTGAAGTCAGTGTGCTCAACACACACTGAGAAATAGTCAGGATCGATTTTGTCACTGTATAGTATTTCTCCGGTCTCATCATCAACACCGCATATCAAACGAACACGATTACCATGAGTATGACCGTGAATATTGCACCCGAAACGGGCGATACTGTCCTTGCTCACAGGAATGTGAGACAGGATACATCCGTTCATGACATGGTACGCACGGATATCACGGAAGTACTTCATGTAGTCAGCCAAGCTAAAGATATCATGATTGCCCTTGATCAGGACTTTGTCACCATTCAGCCGGTCTAGGATTTGTAGGCTCTTGCGGTTGATGACAACATCACCGAGATGGTAGACCTTGTCCTTAGGACCGACAGTCTCGTTCCATCGCTTCACCATTTCTTCATCCATCTCTTCAACATCATCCCATGGACGTACAGGAGTTCCATCATAATTGGTGAACTTGCAGATATTAGCGTGACCGAAATGGGTATCACTTGTTAGAAAAACGGATGGCATACAAAACTCCTTATGTTTCATATTATATATATCTTGAATAATTGTCAAGTGTTTTCTGCATAAATATTTGAATGATGAGATTGATTACCTTTGAACAAATCTATCCCATATGGGCAAATCATCTATGGCCTGATAGAAAGAGTGAGATCACGCCTAACAGCGCAATGTGCTTTCTAGAAGGATATGACCTAGTCAATATGGAAATGACTCCTATATTCTTCGCGTACCTGATCGACGGGGAGATTGCAGGAGTCAATAGCGGTCATATGTGCAAGGACCTCGAATACCGCTCAAGAGGTCTATTTGTGTTCGAACAGTTTAGGGGAATGGGAATTGGTAAAGCATTGCTTCTTGCAACGATAGATCAAGCAAGGCAAGAGGATGCTAAATTCTGTTGGAGCTATCCAAGAGAGACAAGCTGGAAGACATATGAGAGTGCAGGGTTCTTTTTAGTATCTGACTTCAAGCCCGATGAGAATGGCAATAATGCCTTCTGCAAGATTAATCTTTAGTACCAGATACCTTCGAATCTCATTCGCTTGATGAATGAGAGATAATTGCTGATCACTCCGTAGCAACGAAACTTCACTGTACTCAGCAATCCTCTATCTGGATTCTCAGGAATAAACATGATACTGTTCGTGTCGATAGGCACATTACCTGGTACAATGGTTTGCCCACCGCTTGTAGTAGGAGTGTTTGATTCAGTATCGTTAGAAAATTGGAAATAGTTCGGATATGATTTAAGAGGTTGACCCTGCAACCATGTATACATATCATCATTTCTAGCATTGATCCAAAAGCGATTGCCTTGCAAATATACATCTGTCACCGGTGTGACAGGTTCATCATTTCCTAGATAGATTTGACCATTGATACGCCATGCATCAACCATACATGAAAAGCCGTGGTTGAATGCAGTCCCGATTTGGTCAGGGGTGTTGGCACCTTGAAAATTTGTGCCATCATAGATTCCTCTGTACGATATGTAGATCATAACGTATTTATCTTATAGACGCATGAGTCCTGCAAAGCTGGATAGGCATTTATCGGTTTTACCAGCAGTTCATCATGCATAACACTATATGCCGTCCCCGGATTATTCCATATAATGTTGTCTATAACTTTGGAGCGGATAACGAGAATCGAACTCGTGCGTAAACCTTGGCAAGGTTTCAGGCTACCATTACATCATATCCGCATTAATTTTGGAGCGGCATAAGGGAATCGAACCCTTCTAATCAGCTTGGAAGGCTGGAGCATTACCACTATGCTAATGCCGCATTTAACTGGGAGCAGGGGATGGATTTGAACCACCGTCCTCTTGGGTATGAACCAAGCAAGCTGACCTAACTGCTCCACCCTGCTACTATTTTCTTACTATATATAGTCCTTTATACAATGTCAAGAACTTTTTGTTTATTCTCAAAATATTGGCGACTCCTACGGGTTTCGATCCCGTTGCCTCTGACGTGACAGGCCAGTGTTCTCCCGATTGAACTAAGGAGCCGTTATTGGTAGCAGCAAGAGGATTCGAACCTCTGACATCCAGAATATGAGTCTAGTGCTCTAACCAGCTGAGCTATGCTGCCTCAATAATCAATTCAAATGGTTGATTAGTGCTTCCTTGCGACAGTCTACGCTTTCGCTATAGTACCCGTTTGAGGTACCGTAAAAACGAATAGTCACATATCCCTTGTATGTTGCGAAGTTGTAGAAGGTCCATGTATAGCTATCTTCACTTTCACTCAGCGGGTCTTCGTCTGCATTATGGACTTCATTAGCGATCAGCAACGGCCAACCTTCTAAATCTTCCAGGTCACCTGTGATATCCTCTACATATACACTTTCACAACAATCTCGCCGATGATAAAGTACATACCGTACCTCATCATTTTCAAAGATGACTTCATCTTTTTCTTCTGTCATCCAGACACGTTTGAAAGTCTGGCCGAACATTTCTGATACTTCAACATGTGTGTCTTGCCAACCCATCGTCTTTACTCTTGCTAGTGTTTGGTAGGCGAAGCCGGACTCGAACCGACAACTATTCTGTTATGAGCAGAAGGTTCCACCAATTGAACTATTCGCCTTTAATTTGGAGCACCAGGTAGGATTCGAACCTACGATTCGCCTTTTGGGCTTAACGGATTTGCAGTCCGCTGCATTTGGCCACTCTGCCACCGGTGCGTTAAACTTCATATAGTGAATATAACAATAAGATGGCTGAATGTCAACCTTTATCTTCCGTAGAAAATCAATAATTTTATCAGGCGACTTTATCTTCTGCTTGATCGGCTAAATCCTTCGGATCAATTCCGTATTTTTCCATCTTCTCTCGACTACTGAATAGGTTGTCTGTTAATCTTTTAGAATTAAAGTCTGCCAACATTTTGACTTGAGAATCATTGAGTTTACCTTCATCCTTCAAGTCAACAATAGCTGTAAAATAATCTCCAATCGTGGAGTTGTTATCTAATCCTGCATACTTACATATTTTTGTAGCGAGATTTTCTGCTTCCGGAGAAGCTCCTACACTTTCATTTCTATTTTTATCATTAAGCTGAAGTAAACCTAAGATAACAAGAGGTAATCCAAAAACAATAGGTAAAATTACTCCAGGAGCACATATTCCTGTCAATCTTACTCCCCACCCCACAATAGCAGTCCCACTTAGTGCTATAAGCAATCTATCCTGCATATCTCTTAGGTCTTCATTTGTTTGACCATGCTCAACTGCTTCTAAGAGATTGATAAGCTTTCTAATCTGATCTGAACTCACTGTAAATATCCTTTATTGTTTGATATTTTTATTTATCATTGTTCTCAAATTATTTGTCTTTAAATAGTTGGCGGTGAGAGTGGGATTCGAACCCACGGTACCCTTTCGAGTACGACGATTTAGCAAACCGTTGCTTTAGGCCGCTCAGCCATCTCACCTTTATCCGGCATATGGATCAGTTTGTTCAGGTCTTAGATTCTCATAATAGTCATATACTAAATCGAAAAGACTGTTTATCTCTGCTGAAGTTAGTCCGCTAACTGCGGCCTCTCCTTCGACAGCATCAACAATAGCTGAGTCGCTAGGATTATCCCCTAGAAAGCTGACAATATCCCGTGCAATACGGGCTAGTGTTCTACCACTATGCCAATCACTTTCTTTAATAGTTTTTACCTTCTCAGCCCGTCGAACACTTTCTGATGCACCTACAAGATCACCAACCCTTGCCGGGCGTTTCATGTTACCTTTTAGTTGTCCTGCTGGTCCTAGCTTGTTCTTTTTTGAACCCGCAAACGCACTCTTGGGAAGCATTGATTCTGAGATTATTTCATTTATTCGCATTATACTAAACTCCCGAAAATCACGTTCCCTAAGTATTTATATTTTTATATTTCCAGATGCTTCCTAGCATTTTCAATATATGAAATAATGCGTTCTTTACCTGCAGGATTCATAGAATGAACAACATACTTGGGAAACTTGCGCCCGTTCTGATGACAGTATTCTACCAACCACTTAGCTGCATCAAAACCCGTCTTTTCATTACCATAATCGATCTGACGACCTTCTGATTCTGCGAGCATAGCTTCATAATGCTGGTCTGCGAGATCATGATCAAAGCAGACAAATGCAGGTATACCGGACAGTTTGATCTGCGCTACAAAGCTATCGTAGTCACGCAGAATGAACGTGACCAAATCACGCGGAAATCGTTCCCACGTAACTTGGTCTGGATGACGTACATCGTCTAAAAATAAAAGATATGACACCTTTTGCTCCTATTTCTTAATTTATGAATATAGCAAATATGAAGGTGCTTGTCAACTATTTTTATGCGTAGTGATGATGGTGATGATGACCTGGACGATTGATAGCTTCGCTGAACTCTTCTAGCAATTCATCGAATGGATTATATACCTTAACTTCATGACCGTATGTCTTGTGTTTTTCTTTTGCAAATTCGACAGCTTCGGCATGAGAATCAAAAGTGAATGATCCTACGTATAGTTCACCGTCTTGCCAACCGCGCACTCTCACAGTGTGTGGCTTTGGTGAACTATGGCGATTAAATTCTCCGTGGTAGTGTGTCATTGATTTCTCCTGTTTGCATTAACGACTGAACCACTTGTACCAAATGAGCGCAGTCTTGCTTGTATATTTAGTCAAACTTTTCTGATTTAGCTTGACGTTGAGCCAAGGAAGGCGATATGCAAACTCAAGCTCATCTCTGATACGGTCACTATCAGTCGGGTCTGACTTTCCCATCTTCAACCAAGGAATTTCAGAAGTACCGATCAAGGGAACGCCTTGACTGATCAAATCAGCTCCTACGATGTTGAATGTCTCACTGAAGTTACACTGCATACCGAGGTCCATCTTAGCACAGGTCTTGAGGAATTCCTCTCTAGGAGCCCATGTATGATTCACTAGGCGATGGCCTCTTTCATATAGATGGGTGAAAAACGCTGTTACGTTTTGCGCAACAGGTTGCCCTTGCATTTCAATTCTGCCTGAATTGATATGAAAGCGCACTCGCTTATTCTGACTCTCTGCAAAATCTACCGCTGCAATAGCTTGAAGCAAGTGATTCTTCAACGGACGAACTGCACCGAAGCAACCGATATCGATATAGTCCTTGTTACGATTTAACTTCTTTCGTTGATATTCTTGTGGATAGTAATTCGGTAGATAAATCACTTTTTGATTTACCTGCTTTTCGGTCCAGCCATGCATGGATTTTAGATAGACCTGTGTTTCACGTAGCATTCTAGGTGCATTGACTGCAATTACAACTTTGTCCTGTCGTGAATATTCCCCGATCCAGTTCATTGCCGAACCTTCACCAGCCATGAATGGCATTTCACTATGTAGACGGATGATCCAGGTTACATCAGGATGCAACTTTCTTAGGATATTAAACTTAGTAGGAACGACCCATAGTGCTTCAACAATGGCATGTGTGGGTCTATATTTTGTAACTACTCTATCAATACAATTATTATCTATTACGACTTCTAGATGGGATTCGATTCCCATGTCATTTAGCATATGATGCACGAATGAAGCAGAATTATATAGACCTGTACTCAGCCCTATATGACTGCTATCTCTTGCAATGTTGTAGTCATCTTTTCTTTTTAATATAAACAATACACGTGTTTTCACCGGTGGGCCCTTGAGTTAATGTGTGTGGCGGAAGCGGTGAGATTCGAACTCACGGTACCCTTCCAGGTACGTCGCATTTCAAGTGCGGTGCCATAAACCAACTCGACCACGCTTCCATATAAATATTTATGAAACTAGTTTGGTAACAGATTTTTTCTGTCTATACTCTCGGTCATAGTCTCTTCCTTTACCTCTATTTTTGCTCTTAAAGGTAGGTAATTGAGCATCACAGTTGCAACAGACTAATCTAAAGTTTTCAATTCTATTATCTGTACTGTCACCTGAAATATGATCACACACTAACGGTACAGGTTCACCCATCCATTCAGTAATACCACATCGACTACATGCATTACCGGTAGTTTCAATTAAATATGCTCTAGCATATCGTCTAGCAACTACTTCGCAATACTGACCCAATTTACCATTTTCAACTATGTCTTTTCTACGAGAAGAAATCTTGTCTGCATCATGCTTTCCCTTATTCCAAGTCACGTTACCTTTTTGTGCACCAGCTTTCGGTGAACGCTTGTGTGTTATTCTATTTGGGTTATCCTTACAACTCATTTGATGAGCAGTTAAAGATCCTTTATTTTTTATTTCTCTATTACAGTATACACAATTCATAGTAATGACTCCTCATTACTATTTATGCTTTATCGCAGAAATTCACAGAATAAATGCAATAAGTCAAGAATTGGTGCGCCCGGGAGGATTTGAACCTCCGACCCTCGCGTTATCAGCACGATGCTCTTCCCCTGAGCTACAAGCGCATGAGATTGGTGGGGCATCCCGGGATCGAACCAGGCGTGTCATAAGACGGCGGATTTACAGTCCGCTGCATCACCGTTGATGCTTCTACCCCGTTAATCTTTACTTAAACTTGTTGAACCACCCATCTGCAAACTTCTGAACAACTTCGTCTGCATCAAAATAATGATCCTTGTTAAGAATTGCATCCTGAACATCAAGGACATCATCTTCATCCAAACCGATCTCTCGCAGATAATTTAGATATATGGCAAGTCCGTCGTCATGTGGATTCTTCTTAGCGAAGTTTACGTGAATAACTTGTCCCATTGATGATGTCCTTTTTGTTCGGGTTAATTACGGTTGTACAGTATGAGTACCGGTGTCACGGACACTTCCGTTACCGACACTACGAGGTTCGACTACATTATCAGCCGCAGTCGTATTATCCATGGCAGGTGCAGCAGGAGTAGGCTTTTGGCTACATGCAGCAAGAGCAAGTACGCTAGCTAGGCTAGCAAGTGTGATAATCTTCATCATTTAGTTTCTCCTTTGTAAATGAACTTGGTACACCCGACGTGTGTCGATCCCGTTCCTCCGCCTTGAAAGGGCAGTGATCTAGCCATCGTAATCTATGGGTGCGTATATTGGTGCGGGCAGTCGGACTCGAACCGACACGGAATACTCCGAGGGATTTTAAATCCCTTGCGTCTACCATTTCGCCATGCCCGCATAACAAACTTCATGTATGTAATATACTAAAGCTACAAACGAATGTCAACCGAATTTTTTAAAAAACTCAGATGGCACCAGTGCAGGGAGTTGAACCCCGGCTTGCGGTTTTGGAGACCGTCGTGCTACCGTAACACTTCACTGGTATTATTCGTCGTCAAACTCAGCAGGAACAGGAAGATCGATTAGATCGTGTTCACGATCAAGATACTTCATGTCAATATGAATCGGGTCCATTTCCTTGAGCGACTCTACCACATCATATGGGTCTAGAGGACCGCATGTATAGACATCCAACTGTACCATTGCAGGTTCGTCCTCATCCCAGATGTGCATCACGATGTGACTAGTTTCGATAATTGTAGCACATGTAAGACCACGATTACCTTCCATTTCGCTATAGACAGCATAGGGTCCCATAAGGATCTTCATACCAATGCGCTCAATCAGCGCGGGCATCCACTCTTTGGATACCTTATCCGGACAAACCAGAGGATTCCTTACCTCGGCACGGACAATAAGATGTTTGTGAAATAGAGCCAACTCATAAATTCCCTTTGTTAAAAGCCGACATAAGAGTCGGATCATATATTTATCATATGACCCGACTCCTGTTGAAAAATGGTACTCGGGGCCAGGATCGAACTGGCGACCTTCGCTGTGTAAAAGCGTTGCGCTACCGCTGCGCCACCCGAGCATTATTTTTATATTCTCTCAGATATGCATTACGCTTAGTATGCTTTTTATAGCGATTACCTTTGCCTGCATTACCGAAAGTTTCAGTTTGAGTGTGACAATTAGGACAAAGCAGTCTAAGATTGCTCAAATCGTTATTATCACTATTACCGTCTATGTGATCTAATTGTAGACTAAGCGGCTTGTTATTCCAAGTACTTTCTTGTCCACATTCAGAACATTTATCTCCTACTTTTTCTTTAAGATATCTCTTAAAATTTCCTCCCAATCCTTGTTCAATGCGAGGAATTGAAATGTATTCCCAAGTGTATTTAGATGAACAATCAACTGAACAAAACTTATTTTTAGTTCCTGCACTCGTGCGAAACTCTATTCCGCAGTACATGCATTCACACAACGGTTTTTTTGTTCGTGAGACTGAATATCTGCCTTCCGGACGATGAACACTCTTATGTCCATTCAACTTTCTGACTGAATCAAACTCTTTACCGCATTCACATTTATACATCATAAGTTCCTTTTGCTCAACTGTATTTATACCAGTTGCACAAAAAGCACTCTTTACCTGAGCTAACCGGGCATAAAATGGTCGGAGTACTAGGATTCGAACCTAGGACCCTCTGCTCCCAAAGCAGATGCGCTACCAGACTGCGCTATACTCCGTCATATGTTGGTGGAGATGAAGGGAATCGAACCCTTAAGTGCGCCTTGCAAAGGCGCCAGTTTACCGTTAGCTTACATCCCCGAAAACTTTATTATACTTATCACCTTCTTGTACTAGACAATTATATTTTGGCGTCCCCAGAGGGACTTGAACCCCCGACCCACAGATTAGAAGTCTGTTGCTCTATCCAACTGAGCTATGGAGACATTACTTTCTGAATATAGCTATGAATAAAAAAGAAAGCAAGAGTTTTGGGTGACCCTTGCCTTCAATCCTTACAATTCTGCTTTAGTCACAACTTCTACGTTATCAACCGGAACAGATACCGGTGTGGTAATTTGACTTGCTTGCGCCTTCAAATCAGAAGTATGCGCAACCACAGCAGATTTAAATTTGATCAAGTCTTCTTCAGCAGACTTGATAGCTGTATTTGCAGCATCAATAGCTTGTTGATGGAGATCGCGTGATCTAGCAAGCGCATCCTGCAAGTCTGCTTTAAGCTTGTTTACTGTTGCGTTGCCTACCAAAGCTGCTGCCTTAGCTTGCTCAAAAATAGTTTTTACATCTGATACAATCTCTTGCTCAAGTTGCACAAACTTTTGTCCTACCTGTTCTACTTGTACTACTTCGTCTATGAACATTTTCTTAATAGTTTCTAGAAACCCCATACGGTTCTCCTTTGTCTGTATGTGATAATATTATTTATCAACTGAACTGGTGCTCTAAGCGAGAATCGAACTCACTATCTCCGGGTTACAAATCCGGCGCATCGCCAGCAATGCTTTTAGAGCAATAATTGGCTCCCCAGGTTCGATTCGAACGAACGACATTTCGGTTAACAGCCGAACGCAACTACCACTGTGCTACTGGGGAATAAAATCATTATCGATGATATTTAATGTTCGAAAAAGAGTCGGATTATTTTCCTAATTAAGGTCAATAATCCGACTATGCTTAGGAACACCTGTGAGCAAGTATTCCATCTGATCTGCGAGAATGTGACGATTCTGCAAGATCAAGTTTTCGAAGTGATTAGGTTCATACGGAACATAGAGAAGTTCCATACCTGCTTGTCTCAAAGTCTTGCAACCCTTTTTCTGATTGCAATCAAAGCAAGCTGTGACTACGTTAGTCCATTCATCAAGACCGCCGTGGAATCTAGAAATGATATGGTCTCTGCTCAACTTTGAATGTCCAAAGTGACCACCACAGTAAGCACAGATATTACGATCACGTGCAAACAATGTTCTATTGGTCAACACGACACGGTTGTGTCGCGTGAAATCAAAGCCGGATCCCCGAACAGCAATGATGCTGGGTGTTTCAAGATAGCTTTGCCGTCCGTCTTTTTGAATCCCCCCGCGATATTTAGCGATGACATCACCTAGGGTCCAGACAACTAAGTTTTTAGCATGATAGCTAATTGCTTCGTCATTGGTAATCCATGATCTTGGAGTACCCGCAACGTCTAAGGCTAATACCGCCATAGTTTACTCCTATTTCTATTCATATTTAGACTCTAAAACATTATACATTAGAAATGCTCTTTGTGCATTGGGTAATGTATAAATACAGAATCATCCTTGACTAATATAGTAAAGGATTCAAGATTGGTAGTCCCGCCCGGATTCGAACCGAGATCGTGCGCTAATCTGGCGCTTACACGAGGTATAAGCTCGTCGCTCTACCGTTGAGCTACAGGACCGTAAATTTTATTGGTGCCCTATGACAGAATCGAACTGCCGCTCACTGATTACGAAACAGTTGTTCTACCATTTAACTAATCATGGTTCAATATAATTGATGCGAAATGGTGGGTTATCTGGGAATCGAACCCAGTCCATAATACGATTAAAAGTCGTATGCTCAGCCGGAGAGCCTATAACCCGTATAATTGGTGCCCCAAGCCGGACTCGAACCAGCACGCCTCGCGGCAGTAGATTTTGAGTCTACCGCGTCTACCATTCCACCATTGGGGCATTAACTAGAATAAAGGGTTTAGAACGAATTTTCCAATTGGTTCATTGTCGAACAAAAACGTCACTGTGATTTGATCGGGATTTCCACCGAACAAATTATCAGGAAGTTGTTCAAGAGTGATCGTCAATTTTTCTTTCAATGCTGTCTTTAGCATTTCGTCGAATGTAGCTTGGTCCATTGTATTCTCCTATGAGAGTATTCACTTGTTACTCTTGATAATAATGGTGCGGATGAAGGGACTCGAACCCCCACACCTTTCGGTACTGGTACCTAAAACCAGGGCGTCTACCAATTCCGCCACATCCGCATGTTCTGATATTCTTAGGAAGAGAGTTTGGAAGAATTGCACTTCCCTAGGATACTGACCTATCCTCTTTGCACTGGTCAGAGTGCAGAGTTCGCCACTTAACAGGAACTCCCTACCTAAGAATATCAGGTATAGATTTAGAATCTAAACTGCGACGGTGAGAACCGGCTTCGTCTTTAATCTTGTGCACCAGGAAACGACACAAGAACCGCTAGACCTAATATTTTCTAACAATGTCAAAGAACAAGAGCGTCTTTCGTCGCTCTCTCTATGTTCTAAATATAGCGCAGGTCCAATTCAGAGTCAACCGAAAAACGACCTAGATGCGAAATATTTTTTAATATGGTGCCTACGGAAGGTCTCGCACCTCCGACACGCGGATTTTCAGTCCGCTGCTCTACTCCTGAGCTACGTAGGCAAAATACGGTTTTTATCTACTTCACGAAGACTCGGGCGAATAGCGTATGCAACTCAATCATGCCTTACTCGCTTGCTCTTGGTAGCCCGGGCGTAACCGAAAACCGGTAAATTGCTAGCCTAATACAAGACTAGCAAACTGAAAATATTTATATAGGTATGCCAGCGAAAGATAATCTTTCATCCTTAATATGAGTAAGGATCTTTCGCTGGCTATATACCGATGATCTTTACTATGAGATTGAAAGGCCAAACATGTTCCCACAGAAAATGCTCTAGTGGATAGCTGATTGTTATACCTATCCAGAACCTATAATCAGTGATTAGATTAGTACAATGATTGTAACATGTGGTCAAGAAGCCTGTTCTACTATAATGGTAGTGTGGTTCATTATTTTTCATGTTTTCTCTCTTTTTAATAGATGGCGGCCCTGATGATTTTTCTCTCGTTGACACACTACCCATGATTGGAAGATGGTGGTGCGAGACAGGGCCATAAACTTTGGTGCGCGATGCAGGAGTTGAACCTACCACCTCTTCCATGTCAAGGAAGCGTTCTACCGATGAACTAATCGCGCATTGTCTGGTACTAGGTATTGGATTCGAACCAATCCACTGAGTTCCACAAACTCATGTGCTGACCGCTAACACTAACCTAGCATGAATTGCGGTAAAGGATATGGATCAAGCCTTTGAGGCTTTGTTACCGACACTATATATTAAGTGTTTAGTTCTTCACATACTTGTTGTATGCAGCGATCCAATCAGTTGAGATTTCTTTCTGAGCAGTTGCCATATCGATCTGACCTGAACAAATCATCTTGTGTAACTTGTTTTCTAATGCATCTTTCAAGTGTGCATTATAAGGAGATGATGTGTATGACTGTGGCCAGAGATTCTTGACATCATTTGCACCGCCTAGTTCAAGTGAGATCAAGTGATCTATCTCAAACTTGTCAGACTTAGGATCGATCTTGTATTCAGCAAAAACTTGCTTCTTCACAGATTCAGGTACGTTACGGACCTTCTTGCCCTGTGCGTCTGTGCCGCTGGTGTAATTCGGTACACATACTACTGCTTTTGTTGCAGCAGGATTGACTACACCAGGGGTCAACACAGGATCAGGCTTCTGAGGAATGTCAGCAGCATATGCAGAAACAGAAATTGATAGTAAAGCTAATGTTAATAATTTTTTCATGATTACATCCTTTACTATATTTATCTTGGCAGCTCCTGAGGGATTCGAACCCCCGACTTCTACGTTCGAAGCGTAGCACTCTAAATCCGCTGAGTTAAGGAGCCTAATGGCTGGGGAACTAGGACTCGAACCTAGAATAACGGTACCAAAAACCGCTGTGTTACCATTACACCATTCCCCAATGAAATGGTGCCGCTTGCAGGATTCGAACCTGCCACCTACTGATTACTAATCAGTTGCTCTACCAAATGAGCTAAAGCGGCATTAAAACATATGTGTATTTATTTCGTGAAAAATTTTAATTAAGAATAAATAAGATATAACAAGGGATTATTAAAATGAGAAGCAGAATATACAACAGAATTCATCGTGTTCAAAACATGATTGTTATGATTGAAAATGAAGTGAAGACGATCAAGAGAATGCAACGTCGTTTACTTGAATCTGTTAAACAAGTTCCTCCCGAGGAAGATCGAAGAACATCAGATGTTGAATTTATCATAGCACAGATGCCTTTAATTTTAGGAGGTTCATTACTCTTAGGTGCTTTGGAATATCTGTTAGATGTCGTTCAAAGAGGAGGAATTCATCACAGTGCAGCATTCTGGGCAGTTCACTCTTTTCTAGGTGAACTTATTGCATTGCCAATTATAGTACTTTTCATTTTTGTGGAAGAAAGTGAAGGGAGCGAAGGAAATGCTCGCTTAAGTGAAAATGCTAACAAAATTAAAAAGTTTGCTGATGATCATGAAATGGATCCAAAGAAAAACAACATAGGAGACCTCATTATTGCTCTCCTCAATGATACTAAAAACGGAAATTATACGGTTGTCCAAGGAAAAAATATGTTTTCCAGGATTATACAGAATCTTAAACATAGCCATGATCCTAGAGTCCAAGCTGCAATAAACAAGGAAAAGCGAAAGATAGCAGCATAAAACATATTATATAAGAAAATATAAAATGAATCAGATGCCGCATAACAAACTTCGTAAAATCCAAAACAAGATCACAATGCTTGAATATGAAATAAGAACAATCAAGCAAGTGCAGCAACAATTGTATGAGGCAAAAAAAGTTGGAAATGCATTAAAAGTTAATCGTCCTAGAGTAACACCTAGAAAAATATTAATGTTACTTTCTGCTATAGTGTCGGCTGCTTCCATGGTAGGTGCTGCTACCGCAGTTGTTCCAGGTTTAGCTATTTTTTCAAATTTATTTGTTAGAATTTTTATGAGTATTGCTATTAATGTTCCAGCACTCAATGAGCTTAGAAATGAAGTACAACATAATAAAAAGCTCAAAGATATTATTGATAAAATAGATCCTAATGCTTTGAAAATGAATATGTTAGATTTCTTAACCAAATTCCAAGAAGCAATTGATGCTAAAACACTAACCCCAGAAGAAATAGAGTATTTAAAAGTGGCAATAGGAAATTCCAAAGATTTCCAAAATGCTATCAAGCAAGCAGATAAACAGACCAAGCAACAATCAACTGCACAATGATCATAAAATAAATAGATAGCCTTTTGTTTTGACAAGCGAGGCTATGTTATCCGGCATTTCGGACTTGCCCGCTTGTGAGGAATATTCCTCACTGCTAGATTTTACTCTCTGCGTTATCGCCGCAGATTTCATCCCTAACACCGCCCCTTCTTTTTTTATAGTGCTTTGCAGGCTCGTTCCGACATGCACTTCTAAATGGAAAACCCCGAGAGTCTTTTGATTCCCAGGGCCTAAATAAACTAGTTATGATCTATGTTTACTTTTGCCCGGGCTCCAATGGTTGAATAAATTTGCCGCGGTTTGTTGGATATGCTGCCAACATTAATACCAAAGAGGTTTCTATTCCCCAATTCGTGGTATCATGTCTCAGCAATGTCGAACAATTAGTAATCATAACAAGTTTATTTAGTCCTGCGAATAATTAATCTCTTTTTCTCATCATGTTTTTCATTCTATATGCAGTAGAAAAGAATGTCAAGAACTTTTTTCCTATAAATAAAATCATGGACTTCGACGCATTCTCTCATGGACAAATCCAAAGCAAGTTGTGGCTTTGCAAAGAACTTGAACGATTCATATACGCGAACATCAAGATCGTCATACTAGGAAGCTGGTATAACGTTCTTGCGTTTATGCTTCTTACACGAAACGCAGACCGATATCAACATATTTTGGGTGTAGACCTTGATCCGGAAGCAAAAGAGATTGCTGATAAAATCACTAATGCCTGGCGTATTGGTAAAGATTACAAGGTCGAGAACAAGATAGCTGATGCAAACCTTGAAAATTTGGATGGCTACGACCTTGTAATCAATTGCTCACCTGAGCATATGGAAGGTAATGATTGGTTTGAGAATCTTGAATACGGTACGATGGTGTGTATTCAATCTAGCAACGTGCAGACTAAAGATGATGATGTTTGGAAATGTGTCAATCCAAACGAATCATTAGAGGATTTGGCAATAAAATACCCGTTATCAAAGTATCTTTACTCTGGGGAGAAAGAGATCAGATACAGTGATGATAACGGGTATAAACGTTTTATGATAATCGGAATCAAGTAACTTTGATTATAGATGCAATAACAGCAGCAATGTTAGCAATATCTTGCACCTGTGCATCAGTATAATCTTTGCTCTTTATCATCTCTACTAGTGCAAATGCTCGACTGTGCTGAAGCACTATAGCAGCAGCAAATGCATACATAGCAGTCTTGCCTGTCGCATCCTCTATGATAGGTTCAAACTTTTCTAGCTTATATGGAGGATTTCCTACAGATGCTTTATACGTCGCATCCAGATATCCTAGATACACGGTGTCTATGGCGATGCCGGTTACAGCTTGAGACACTAGTTCACGTTCTGATCTGCCGAACAGTGGGCCATTCATTGAGATTTCAAATGCGAGTTCCGAATTACCGGATGCAGTTGCTGCTGCTAATGCACAGGCGTGTGCATCAATCTCATCTAATTGATGCTGCGTCATCACAATCTGAAGATTTTTTTCTAGGTAGGATAGATGCTCAGGTAGGCTATTCTTAACAGCATCTATCCAATTGGTAGTTCCAAATTTATTCATTTTGTTTTCTCTATACTAATATATGTATGTAACAGATGAAATACAACTCAAGATTTTTTTACTGCCACGTAACGATTCTTTTGGTAATCCTTGCGAATATCGTACAGGCTTTTGATGACCTGTATAGTTTTGAGGCTATCACCTTCTGTACGGCTGATGCCTTCAATATCGCGGATCTTGTCGATAAGATCAGCCGGAGTTTTCGCAGTGATGATCATACGTAGTCTCCTCGAATACTATGCAGCGAGAGTGTTGCAGGCGCATTGGCCCCGCCGGATCATCATCTGAAGACCAGCTTGAGTCTGGGGCAGACCGCGCTCCTTCAGCCACTTCTTGATGTGCGGCAGAAGATAGCCCTTGGTCTCGGCGATGCGAAGCGGAGCCATTCCCGCATCCTGCATTGCAAAATATTCTTCGACGGTGAAGTTCTTGATCAGGAAAGTGATGAACGTAGCCTTACCGCCACCGCGCTTGGAAAAGTTCGCAACGAACTTGCGCTCTGCATGAGGGGTAGACCAGCCTTGCGGGGCATACGAGAGCCAACCGTTAGAGTCGATGAGAGTTTCTTTCGTGAACTTAGTCATGTGTATCTCCGTTCGCTCGTTTCTGTCTATGATTCAATATAGCAAAATGGGTAACCGAAGTCAAGCCTTTATTTCGGATAAATCACATATTGTTCATCGATATAGATGGTGTTACCGTCTTCATCGCGGATGACGATATCCTGAATGTACTCCTCAGGGTCATCCGTGCGGAACATGAAAGTTCCAGTGACGAGTTCGTCCTCGCCCCGAGCGTTGACAACGTAACCCTGAACAATTTCGCCGACCTTGAACATGATGTCTCTCTCGCTCGCTGCTTACATTGTTAATATAGCGGAATGGGTAACTCATGTCAACCTTTTTGTACCAAAAAAAGCGGTCCGTCGATAAATTTATTTCTATCCTGATTCATCATTCCAGCTTGCATTTCTTTGATCATCTCAGGAGTCAGATGTCTAGCTCTCATCTGTGAATCATGAAAGAATATATGAACTTCTACAAAAGCATCACCCTCTAACCGTTGGATAGCTATCATACGATGACGCCCTTCATGTCCTGTGACCCTAGCAGGTTGGATGAAGTCTCCGTCTTCCCACTGAGCAGGAATCTTAACAATCAAGAAAGGGGCGCCCAGCCCGCCACCATTTTGTAGATGGTCGATGATATCATTTATCGTTTTTTGATTAGGATGTTTAATTGGTGCAGCTAATTGGAAGAATGTCGAAGGACGCATCAGCACACGCAATCCTAGGTAGTCTACGTTTTCATTGTTTGGAGTCTGTCCCCATCCATTCGCGTTGTCTACCTTGTATTCATCTAGCTCATTTTCTCTAGATGTAACAGCGAGTTTGTTCTTTATTCCTTCATCAACTGGACTCTTGCTGATAGGAACTTTCTTACGATTGGTGAGAAAATAGGTATTGAACCAAGCTGTGCTTTCAACATCCCATTTACTCATAAACGTATTATTCCGGCGTTCCATGCCCTCTGGATTATGATGTATAGCATCATAATCTTTCTCTAACAATTGCCAGGGCATCTTAGTGAATAATTCTGCAGGATCTTTGATTTGGACACCATATTTTCTAGCAATCATCATGGCATCACTGTCTGTGTTAATGACTAGTATTCGTGCACCTGGTCTGACATCCATCAATGTGCCTTCATCACTTACCCATTCAGGCATCTCACCATAACACCAGTCTACCCAATCACTCGTATAACCATTCTTGACTTTTATAGCAGTGCTAGTCCATAACGCAGCATCAGGCTTCAGTGATGCTTCATTAGTCTTTACAGGACGTGGAACATATAACTGCGGACCTAAACTCACATTTTTGTCCTCAGCTACTAAATCAGATGCTCTCATTTTGTCACCCTATATGCAGCCCACTTGTCACGACCTTTCCTCATGCCGATATGTCTATCTATATAAAAAGACATACCGTGGTCACTTTCTCGTTTTGACGGGAATTCATTCCCTACATTTATAGAAATAGCTTTTGGCAGATAGCTCAAATCATCACCGGAATCCATACCAAATTCCGGGGATAGCAATCCTTTTATAGTTTTAACAGTTGGACGGATAGCTTCATTCATATCAATCCTAAATCTGCGAGCTTCATCATTCCAGTTTAAATAATCATCCTTATTTTCGACTGCTTTATCCCAATCAATATCACCATGTTCATCGGTGTATTTCTCTTGCATCTGTTGATAGTAGTACTCATCATTTATTTCCCATTCGGATAATACTTCCCAAAGATATTCTTCAGCAAGGTCTGCGATCTGGTTAATATAATTTTGCAATTCTTCATCAGGACACATGATAATCATGTCTTTAGTTTCAGGTTCATTTTGCAAAAAGAATTCATATAGTTCTGGAAATCTCTTAGTGAGCAGGACATATAGATTTATCTCTTCATCCTCTTCATTCATGAATTGTCCCGAAGGGAAATGTAATTGATACTTCTCACCTTCATGCCGTGGCTTCTTGGGAATGAGAATATACATCTTACCCTGATTGTTGTAGTAGTCGAAATAGTTTTTTCCTTGAGTAGCAGCAGTACACCAACGAGTACCCCTACCGTATCGACAAGCAGCAGCCTCATCTTCTGGTACGACAACTAATACGTTGCCATCTTCATAGACTTTTGAGGCTTTGCCTTTTTCTTCTTCTTTTTTCTTATCCCCACCTTCGATCTTATCTAGATCATATTGGTTGATCATAGTGTCTTCAAAGTCTTTATAAGTCTTGAATCGATTAATATCATTATGCTCAGACTTGATCATTCTGCGTCTTTTACCGATATCATATATTCCGAGAAGATTTCTACGATTCATATCTTCCATCTTAAGGCCGCCCTTGGCATATACTTTTGCTAACCAAGGAGTGTACGCTTTGTTTGGAGTAGGGTCCTTTTCTTCAATTGCACTTAATATCTTATCAATCATCTCTGCTCGTTGTGCAGGTGTGATCACTGCATTTATCTGTTCAGGTGTTGCATTTGCTAGCAGTCGGAGCCTTGTCCAGATATTTGCCAATCCATATGCAGTGGCCCCTCTATCTTGAGCAAAAGCCGTTAATAAACGATTACCAACTTGATTGGCTGTGATCTGTCTATTATACTCAAGGAGAAATTCTCTGGCTCGCATGGCTAATAATTAGCCTCTATCACGACCGAAAAGATGATTCATTTCTTCATCACTAGCAACATCTTCACTATGATATGCAGTAGGATAAAGTCTCTTGATTCGTGCTACTTCTTCTGGAATGTTCCAGCCGCCGCGGGAAATTCCCATATCAATAGAAGCATTTTTTAATTCTTCAGAACGGCTTTCAAGTTCAGATACAATATGTTTCATCAGTCCAGGAAATAACTTAGTGAATTGTTCTTCACCTACGTTATAGTCCTGTGTTGCATTCTTTAACTGGCGGGTAGCTGAGTGCATCTGCCACTTGCCGTTTTTATTATTCATATTTTGTTTATCGATAATGCTAACGATAGGACCGTCTGATGAATAACGGTTGAACCAGTTCAACCCGCTACTACTTCCAGTACAGAATTGACCTTGATGTCCTTCTGCGTTATTGAATGTATAGCAAGAGCCATAGTTTAATGGAACAATGACATAATATCTATCATTGTCAATAAGCACGATCTGTTTTGCATTCTTCTTCATTGCTGCTAGTTTTTCAGCATCAGCAATCTTTCTCAATGCATCACGATATTTGTCTTTGCGTATAACTTTTTGTAATTTTTCGATTGAAGAAAATTTATTAAAGTCCTGATCATTAGGATCTAACAAACCACGAACACTAAGTGCTTTCCAAGAACCTAATGCATCTCCCCCTTCACCGTTGATTTCTTCATAATTATTGATATGATTGACATACAGTTTTGTTAACCAAGCATCAAACTTGCCGTCTCTTGATAAGTCACCGTAGTTAGTAAGAGCCAGTGTACGGTCGATCAATTTACTCCATAGCTTAACCACATCTTCATCACTTGGCTTAGGGCCTAGACTTGCTAGTGCTGGTGCCGGAAAGGTTGAATCATGTTTTACAGCCAAAGCCAGCATTTTAGTCATTCTTGGATCTTTAAGAATCTTTTCTGCATGGTTTGCTTCTGTTAATCTAGTTTTTATTAAGCGTCTCATGATTGTCCTTCTTATAGGTGTAATAGTACGTGTTTTAAATAGTTCATCAGTGTGACTAATTTATTTTGGTCACCGTTTGCAATATCAGCGACGACTTTTTTCATGCCCTCACTTCTATCAGGTGAGTTAGAACGATAGCCACTACCTAAAGTGAAATTGCCGGTATCATCTGGGTAGTAATGACTTGCGGTCATATATAGCGCAGGTCTTAATCTTGACTTTAACTCAGCAGGCACTGATGCAGGATCATCGATGAGTCTTTCTCTGATATCACTCAATTTTTTTAATATCTGTAGCTTAATTTCTACTTTATTGTAAGCATCATTCTTTAGGGCTATACCACTAACACCTTTAACATCAGCGATTGCTTGATCGACGTATTTTAAAAATAATGGACGTAATTTATTATATATTGCTTCTAGATTCGTACTCATACTAGCAGTTGGGTCTAGCATAGTAGGATTATCAATCCTTCTAGCGCGTTCACGTTCATCACGCTTTTTCTCGACTTCACCTCTTGAACTTCTGCCATAGCCACCGGTACCTACAGAAGACCAATACCCCATGACTTTTCCTAAGTCTTCTTTCATATCACCTACTAGTGCGTTGATACTACTTGAACGGAGTTTGCGAATTCCGTTACCGGTCGCAACCATTGCACGCCATTCAGAACCATCCCATTTTATTGCAGCGGTTCCTCTACTACCAGCAATCAACACATAGTTAGGAGAACGCTCTTTAATATCCTTCCATGTTATTTTAGTTTCAGGCTTCCATTGTACATTATCCGGAATAGAAAGTTCACTATGGACATGTTGAATGAGCAAATCTGCATATGGGCTATTACGAACAGTCGAACTGATTGATGAGTCCTCATCTAGAATCTCATGCAAAACGTGGGATATAGCCTTATGAAACATCTTACGTGCCGGATCATTGTTAGAACGTCTTGACGGTTGTAATGGTATGAATCTATTTTCTTTAAGTAGGTCTGATCTTCTCATTATTATGCTCTTGTTGTCTTTAGAATGCTTCTGAGCATCCAATTGTGTTTGCCGTGAGCATCAATACGCTCTGCAATAAAGTTAGCGATTCCCTGTTCATCTGCTTCTTCTGCGACATGAAAAGCCTGTTTCCACATATGCAAAATCTTTAGATTATCATCGTATAGTTCTTGCATCATGAGTTCAGCACGAGGAACTTTAAGTTGATCTTCAACATGACTTAGTTCTGAGAGACGGGCGAGACTGCCTGGAGTATATACATCAAGTTGACGAATTATCTCAGCAGTACGATCAATTGTATTTCCGTAAACTTCTTCATAAAGATTACCTAAAAATTCATGGTATTGAGGGAAATCCGGGCCTTCGACATTCCAATGGAAATATTGCGTCTTAATTGAAAACGCATATACGGTGGCCAACATTGTCTTAAGAGTATCTGCTAACATTTAAAATATCCTATGAACTATTTATCGTTTTTACTATTATTTGGTTTCTTATTTTTATACAGATGTCTTAATATAACCGAATCAGTATCTTCGTAAGTCATTGCAGTTATTCTACGAGGACCCTTGCGTTTGAACATACCGTACTCTTGTTCATAAGTAGTTGGTCCGCCGACCATAGAACCACCGCTATTACCAGCAGAGCCACCTCCCTGGCCAGTACTAGCGGTTTCTACGATACCTTCTGCTTGCAACTCACGCATAGCTTGCACTAACGGATGCACAAAAGGTTCGGGTTCAGTGATTTCTTCCGCAATGGAGTCTGATGCTTCTAGCATCCTCATTTTCTCTATGAGTGTGCTAATTTCATCCACATACATTTTTGCCACTTTTCCCTAATAAACCTTACTATCTCAAAAATTATTTTTTCTTTTTGGTTACAAAGTCAGCAAGAGCCTTTGTGAATGTTGCGAGTGTCATACCGCCGGCGCCAACAAATGCACCTGCTGCTACCAACCCTTGAAAAAATTGAAACCATTCGTCAGGTCTCATATAAGGTATAAGCTGGGTCCAAGGAATTGATTCATCTAACATTTCTTCATTAGTTGTACCAGCCATCTTTGGCTTGAACTTGCGATATGATTGACCTGCATTTCCACCTTGACCCATACCGCTTGCATAAGCAGTGTCTTCAAATGTTCTGCGATCTCTCCAACCACCTGGTTGAGTTCCTACCGGTCCTGAAGTGTCTGGCATCTCTCGCATGACACCTCTATTTGTGCGTGACATTGAACTGTTGTATGAACCTTTTGTGGGAATGCGTGAAGGTTTATAATTCATATTTTCAGCGACTTTTTTCGTTTTTAAACTATTTGCATACTTTAGTATTTCATCTATTACACCGACTACTTTTTTTAATGGTACCTTTGACGCAAAAACTGTCTGTATGAATTTCATTACATTAGGATTTTTGCTTTTAACGGCTGCTTCCATCACATACTGCTTCATTGAACTTCTAGATATAGAATATTCTTCATTCAAGCCTATTGCATTGCCTAATGTATTCTTTATAAATTTCAATAAGTTTATGAAGTTGTCTCCTTGACCCAAGGCTATGATTGCTGAAGCTGCAACAGCTCCCAATACTGGAGTTACTTTTTCTTTTATAAAGTTTTTAAGTTTTTCCCCTGTGCTAAAATCTGTCTTATCAGGATGAAACTCTCCGTATTCTCTCAATCTAGCTTCTTTCACTTTATTCTTTATTTGTCCACGACGCTGGACCCCTGAATTCATAGTAGACTTCGTGGATTTGGGATTCTTACTTTCTCTATACATTGTGTTAGTCTCTTTCCTTCTAATTGTTTTTCTACTGTCAGATCGGGATTCAAACTGATCAGTTCCTGGTATAGGGTGAACGATTGGATGGCATCCCTGCCAATACTCATGATCAAGTGCAGGTGTCCATGCCATGAATTGAGCAGTGTCACCCTCTGTGCATTGCCTGCTTCTCCAGCCCATTTGACTTGATACTCTTTTGACTAATAATTGATAAAGTTTTCGTCTGCTTTCACCGCTACCTGTAAATGTAACCCAGGTAGTATTAGAATTTTTAACAAAGTTAACAACATGGTGCATCACTGTGGCCAATACTTGAGCAGCCGCAGGCCCTAGATCACCTGTTAGATCATATTCACTCTCATTATCATTTACCCAGCGACTAAAACTTATTATTAGACCATGATTTTTATGTTGTTTAATAAAGCTAGCCATACGTGTTGGAGAAATTATTTCGTCATAATAATATATGTTACGGTTATTACTATATAGAATTGCTAGTTCATAATCATGAACTACTTCTTTACCGGTGTTAGGATCAGTTACAGTTATTGCAAAATCTCCTTGTTGACCGTCTCTGAAACGGGTCCATTTGATCGGCAAAGGTTTGTCAAACAATTCGTTCAGTTGGTTTTCTTTTACATGCTTAGGCTTTTGGTGATGTTTTTTCATATTGATAGCGATTGCAGCTTGTTGTGCTGCATTTGCTGCTTCTTTTACACTCTCACTCTTAGTGCCCCAGTTCTTTGCACCCTTCTTACGGCATTGAACTAACGCACCACTAGCATATGCGCTTGGCCATACCTTGTAGCGACTTTTGACTTTGTAGTAGCAGGCATCTTGCTTCTCATTGATCATCGATTCAGGATACATACTGCCACCACATTCTGGACATTTCTGTCTATCTTCATTTTTCTTTCGGCCAGCACAATGTGCTTTCTGACTGAAGCCTTTTGGGTGTGAGCAATCAATACTACGCTTGTATTTTTCACTCCATTTTTCTTCTAACTCTTGTCCTTCATTTTTTACACAGTTAGGAACAGTCTTGCCGAACATCTTCTTGTTACCCTCTTTGTGATAACCCTTCCAGCAATTCTCATCCATCTGTTCTTCATTAGTCTTTTTCTTGGTAGCAACATTCTTTGCTGCACCGCGACGATCAGGATTTGGGTCTTCTCTGCGCTTCTTACTAGCAGCATATTTGCGACCCTTCTTACCTAAGTTCTGTGCTTTCTTTTGCGGCAAGCATTTTGGTTTACCTTCACTGTCACTACCCCTTGCACAAGCACCACGAATCTTTCCGTCTGGGCCAAAACGAACCCACTTCTCTTTGAACCACTTGTGAAGATTTTCGTCTAGTTCGACCTCTTCATGTGTTTCAGTTCTGAGTTCGATTTCTTTTCTTGGAAATTTTTTCTTCATCTGTCTAAGAGCATCTTCTGCTTCTTTAGGATCGACATATTTTGTTGCAGCTACACCGTCGATATACAGAACAAGTACCTGCTCAGATTCGTCAACAATGCCTTTCATGATACTTGACATTTATCTGTTCCTTAATCTGCGGTAGTTCTTATTATATAATTGTGCTTCATTTAACATTTTATTCCAAAAACGTTTTAAGCTTTCAGCAGTGAATGATGGATAATCATCACCGTACATTACTTTCGTGTCTCTAGCTATAAAAGTCTTTATTTGACGTAGAACCGCATCCTCATCACCGCGCATACGAATCAAAAGTTGTAGTGTTAAAATAGGATCAAGAGGAACTGGGGCTTCGTTACGAATATAATAGTAAAGATTTGGAGCAAATTCTTTTATTTGTTGATAAGCATCATCATGCTCGGAAGTGATAAATCCACCGGTTTGGTTCACGTTTGTGTTAGTATCACTGATTCTATGAGAATGACTTTCACCTACACCGCCACCTGCGATTACACCTTCATGTGCATTATTATTTTCTTGTGCACTGATGAGATATTCAGTGACTCCGGTCATCATACCCTTGATCTGCCCGATCTTTTCTGAGACCCATTCAGGAAAATGATCACTGTTCTCTAATCTATTATGTAGCTCTTTGGCATTGCGAGCGATAGTTCTTAGGCTATTCTTTAGAGTCTCACCCTCGCGGTCTGATTTATCTGGGTCAAATGAATGGAAGCCAGTCTTTAATCTACGACCTTGTCCTGGTACAAGAATCAATTCGTCTTCTTCTAGACGAGCTTCATGTACTTCTTTTTTGATTTCACACTTACTATTAGGATGCTTATTCTGCATGATTGTTACTTGATCTTGTGCATCTTTTATATTCACGGACTTAGTTACTGGCTTACCATTAATATAGACAACATAAACTTGTTCGCTCTCTTTCAAGCGTTGAGCTTCATGTACTTCTTTTTTGATTTCATACTTACGGTCAGGATGCTCTTTCCTCATTATAGAAATCTGTTCTTGTGCATCTTTTTCAGTCGTAGATTTAGTTGCTGGTTTACCATTAATATATATTACGTGAACCTCTTCGCTTTCTTTCAAGCTATTAACAAACGGCTTACTTGTCTTCTTACCGGTAAATAGATTACCGACTTTCTTACCACTGTACACACCTTTACCCACAGCAGAACGCTTCATTGGTCCTCCGTTCATAGGAGCTGCTACAGTAGCGACACTACCGGATGTTGTTGACTCACAGATTTCAGTAATTCTCATAAATAATCATCCATTTATTTTATATAGAGTATTTATCTCAACAAATAAAAAGAGGTCCCATTTCTGGGACCTCTGGATGTTTCAAAAAGAAACTTCCTTTTATTGAGCAGAACCTTCAGGTGGTTGATTTTCTGCTGCTGCCTTAGCTGCTTGAGCTTCAACATACATCGGACCAACAGTGCTGAGAAGATGCTCTTGATTCTCCATGCAGAACACATAAGAACCGGAGTGACGTAGAAGAACACGCTTATCGATCCAAATCTTACCACCAAGGTCACGCCAGTTTTCACAGAACGTCCAGTCTTCTGAGTAATAACGATTCTGACGAACTGCTGTGTCGAAGTAAGTCTTCAAGTATTGATCGTACTTCGGATCAAGACCAATGTCGTTCTTGTACTGCTTGACTGCTGGATGAGCATTCATCTTTTCAAAGACATGCTTCTTCATGAGAAGGAAGCCGGTGCCTGCCTTCGAAACTTCTTGAAGACCGTCTGGACCTTCTTCAGCACCATCAAAGCCGTTGACAACCCACTTGATCGGCATCGTCTTCATCGGATACAAACCACCGATAACATCAACGTCTCTATTCAAGAGAACTAGCAAGTGCCAGGGTTCCCAACCGATATCAGCGTCAACGAAGAACAAGTGTGTTGCTTCAGGCATGTCAAGGAACTTAGCGGTGAGCGTATTTCTAGCTCTGCTGATTAGTGATTCATTCACCATTGTTTCAAGAGTCCAATCAATGCCCAACTGACGAGCAGTGTTTGCCCACTTGATGAAACTCATAAATGTAGATTCAGTCAACATACCGCCGTAGCAAGGCATTGCGATATGAACCTTAGTAGTACGTAGATAGTCTACGTTAACTTGAACTTGGTTCTGCTGCGGTTGTTGTTCTTGTGCTTCCTGTTCATTGATTTCTTGAACAGCCTCTTGCACTGCTTCGACTGGGATAGTTGCTTCTTCAGTTGAAGCAGTAGTATTCTTTGATTTCTTAGTTGCCATACAGTCCTCTTTTTGTGTAAACTAACTAGTAGTAATATTTACACGGAAGAAGGGTAGTGGAATTATTTTTCTTCTAAGTAATCTGTATTTTCGGATAATTTTTTAGTTACTTGTTTCTTTATCCATTTATCCGGAATCATATGATGCTTCTTAACAAAATCATCATGCAGTTTGTCACCAGTCAAGTGGTATTCTTTGCAGATCAATTGCATCATCTTATCGATCTTATCATAATTGAGCTTTATACCTCGATCTTTAGCTTTCAATAATGCTTTCTCTAGTTGTTCAACACTACCGGATTTTTCTTTACCAGTAACATGTGTTGGCTTCATCTTACCTTTTAGTTTAACTTTCGCTTCACTTAGTAATCTGACAAACTTAGCTTTTTGCCTTAGAGTAGCTTCTCCCAGCAGAGGTTTAATACGATCAATGAACTCTTTGATTTCTTGTTGCTTCATACCTGCTGCGGCAGTATTCATCAATGTCTTGACCCAGTCGATACCTAATTTTTTAGTGTCAAATGCCTTTGACCATAGATTTAATTTATCATGTTCACTGGCATTTGGATCCTTCAGAATATCACGGAGCATAGTGAAACTAATACCAGTACCACCTTTGTCTGCTTCACGTTCTGTTCTGACAGTCTCGAAGTCTACTTGATCTTGTGTACCGCCATACTTAGCAACAGCTTCCGGATCCTTCATTCTCTTTGAGAGAGAATCCATCCACTTCTTCATGCTTTCGTAGCGATCACTTCCTACAAGAAGAATGATCTTATTGTAAGGACTGTTTTCTGGAATAACAAGTTCCTTTTCGATCTTCTTCATTGGAGTTCCACCTGGATTCCATATCTGTATATTATTGCTATAGTCAGGATATAGCTTACGAAGTGTCTTTAACTTCATATCAGGTGGAATAGGATCGTCTGGTCCAACTACAGGGCTAACAAAAATATAAGGGTCACCCTTTACACTATTTGCAAGAGCAATAGTTTGATTGATTAATTGTTGATGTCCTCTGTGACCAACAAAGCTACCGATAGTCACAACAGCAGGTTTGGTACGATTGCTTGCTACTGTGCTGCTGGCTGTTTTCTTTGCAGCCATTTTATCTTTCATATCGCTGCTTGTTACTTTAACAAGCATACCGTTGGGTAGATTAATCACGAGACCTTCGATTATCTTACCTAACTGATCCTTGCCTTCTAGCCTTGGGCTATTGATAATAGCATCACTTAATTCTTTACGAGCGTGGGTTAAAATCTCTTTTGCTTTAGCCTTTTGTGCAGACTCACCGCGTGACTTCACAGCAGCTAGTAATGCATCAGCATTATTAACGATAGGATCTACAATAGAACTCACATCTAGATCACGTTGCTTCAATTGATTATTAACAATCTTGATTTCTTTGGTGCTATCTCTTAACAATTCATATTTGATCTTAGCTGCGTCGGGTCTTGGTTCACCAGTGCTATAAGTTTTCACACTGAATGGAACCAAAGTCATGATCGTACCTAGCTTCTTTTGATCATATGGAATATTAACAAATACGATACCGTTATCAGATCGTTTACCCATAGGCATGAATAACATTTCTGCTTGTACGATAGTATCATTCGGTAATCGCTTGATGAAGTCAGAAGTCACGATAGTCTTCAAGGCTTCGTCATATAATTTTGTGAAAGAAAGGCGCTCGGGGTCTTGCCCCATGCTACGGCCATATTTTTCAAAGTCGCCGTAATTCTCAGCATACTTAGGATCAGTTACCTTTGAAGTCATGAAGAATGGCTTGCCTTGTTCATCCTTACCGAAACGAACGCCTGCACCGTCTACCTTGAGATTGATAGGAGCACCATCAAGTTTACCGCCCATACCTGCAATCTCTTGGCACATACGAATGAAGTCAGCATCCTTCATCTCAACACTGCTGCCTGGACTATAGATATGCGGAATTCCCTTGCGTTTATAATCAGGTGCAGCTTCGTCAAGTGCTCTCTTTGCCATATTCTTGACGATCTCATTAGTGTTTTCACTATCATCTGTCGATGTCATCTTGTATCCAGCATAATAATCCTTCATCATCTGATCAAGATTACTAGGCTTAGGCATCTTTAGCATATTAAACATATGATTGATAGCTGTAGTTTTTTCTGCTCGGTCTTTACCGGGGTTATTCTTATACATTCCCTGAGCACCTGGACCAACTACTTTCAACAAGAATGCATGTACAACGTGCTGTTTTTCTTCAGGTGAAAGTAGATGGTTCATTACATCAAGCAAGCCGGAGAATGACCAGAATTTATTTGATATCTCTCGTGCTTGCTTTGGGTCTAATCTCTTACCGAGAATAGTTTGAAAAATCTTACCGATATCTTGAATATAACCCGAGGTCGGTGCTGCTCGCATGACTGGTTTACCATCTTTATATTCTGGTTTTCCAGTCATTCCATCCATAACAGGTTCATACTTTGCTCTTAATCCACCGCCTTCTTTAGACGATACTGCAAAGCTATACATATTGTCTACTGTGAGTACATCTTCTTCTTTTCGTGCTTTACCACGACCGACCAACTTACGCAAGTAAAATTCTTGACGAGTCAAAGAGGTAAATGCTTGAATCAATAGTTTATGGAATACACCTTTGACTCCTGATTGCAAATCATCCCAAGATGAGCTATGGCTGAATCTTGCCCAATCAGTTGGTTTATTATTTACGAATTCTACAAACTCAAAGTCAATCTGAACTTTTATAGGAGGATCCTGTAGTTCCCACAAAGAACTGAACTGTTCATTGCCGCGTTGAAATCCGCGAAGAATTGAAGGGCCGATCTGCTTATCTTCATTCTCGGTTAGGAATTCTCTTAATTCTAATTCTAATTCTTTGTCTACCATCGTATCCATATCGCCGACGGTTGGCTTCTTGGCTACGAATGTTTCGTCAGGAATACCCTTGACATTGAAGAAGTGCAAACTAGAACCACTCAGGAATTCTCCGCTACTTAATAATTCAGGACTCCATAATGGTTTTCTAAATTTTCTAGCAAATGCAGCATCAATGGACATGAGCAGGTTATTGAGAATAGGTACGATATATTTTCTATTCGTTACCTTAAGATCGAGGTGTTGCGCCTCATGGCCGCGAATAGCGAGATTGCCACCTTCTAGCAAACGACGTTTACGATTTTCTGCAATACCCCTTGAAGTCTTCATGATTAATAACTAAGCTTTACGTAATTAACTCCGCCGTTTTGGAAATCTACAATTTTAGCTCTCATATAAACGAAGTTACCTTCAATGTTGGTATACATTGAAGCATTGGATGCGATCTGTGGGGCAGAATTAGCAGGAGCATATGCATTAGCATCTAGCTCATATACTTTAAACCAATCAGTATCTGCTGGAGTAGTAGCTAATGTAGCTTCGATCACGATATTACCTACACAGCTTGTTAGACTGATGTTTACAGTCTGCAAGTCTCTGTTGCCTAGATAATATGCTGCGGCAGGTTGTGAATTACCTACGACTGTGTAGGGTGCACCGTTGCCTGGATTATTATACGCTGTTTGCGGAAGAAGGATCAGAGTAGTACCTTGAGACATTATGCTCTCTCGACCTCTACTAAGACACCTTCTCCTGCGAGTTCTTGTGCTACCTGCTCTAATGCAGCTTGCACATCTTCTGTGACAATTGCATCTGTCGGATCGTTGTCCTTTACAAGTTTCGACAACTTGATGACAACCACATCCTCAATCATTTTAGCCATAAAATACTCCGTTATTACAGAGTATTTATCTTAGTCCTATTTCTTTTCTAATTTGTAGGATTTGCCAAGTATCCCCGGAAACATCAGATGCATCATAGTCAAGTTCTTCTCATCATTGTAGTTGAAATACTGACCAGTATGAAACCATGCCTTCTTGAATTCTCTACGCAGCGCCATTTTAAGTGCATCGCTAGGAGAAACATCAGGAGTACGGTTTAGATAATCAAGAATATCTTTTCTGATTGATCCTTCTCTATTTACATTCCTACAATAAACCCTATATACGGCAGGAGGATCCTTTTTAAAATAGATCACTCCTGCCGGCATGGGTGTTACATGGGTAATCGTAGCAGCAGGATAAAAGGATAGCAGTTCGTTTATAATACTGATATCATTCGTGAATACACCAGCACTGTCTCGTTCATGCCGCAGACAAACCCTACTATCATTCTTATACTTGTTTCGGAAATTAATATATTTCTCAATCAGATCATAATTTATTTTAGCTACGTTTATTTTTCTACCTTCATACCATCTAGGATTCTCAGCTTCTTCCTCAATACGAGCCTTGATACGTTCATTGTATCCTTGAAAATCACTCACATAAGAAGCCCAGTACAACTCTGGAATTTCCAGAGTTGCTCTATAAGCGAACTTCTTATAGAAGAGTGTTAATCTGTCTTTGCTCTTAATTTTCGAGTTGGATAATGCCGTCATCACCGATCCTTGCAGCCTGTTTTTGAGTCACATTAAATACAATCTCACCGTTTTCCATAACTGCCATGATATTTGCGTTATTGATACGTTCAAACAAAATCTTCTTAGAGAGCGGCACACGAACAACCTCATCGATCTTTCGTGCTAGAGGACGTGCACCCATCTTGCTATCATATCCAATTTCTGCAAGGTGATCAACCACTGACTCAGCTAGATTGAGAGTGATATTATGCTTGTCTAGTAGCGGCTTCTTGAGTTCTTCCACAAACTTGATAACAATCTTCTTGATAGAAAGATGATCCAGCTTGTTGAACTTGCAGACCATATCAAGGCGATTTCGGAACTCAGGCTTGAAGAACTGCTTGAGAGCCTTATCATCTTCACCTGTTCGTTCAAGGCTACCGAATCCGATATTGTTTCGTTCGTTGTCAGCCGAACCTAGATTTGAAGTCAGGATGATGAGGGTATTCTTCATCGAAACCTGCTTACCATTCGATCCAGTGATGACACCTTCATCCAACATCTGCAAGAAGATGTTAAAGATATCTGGGTGAGCCTTTTCAACTTCATCGAACAGCAGGATTGAGTGCGGGTTCTTGCTCAGGTCTGAAATTAGGCGTCCACCTTGTACTTGTGAATCACCAAAGCCCACATAACCCGGGGGAGGACCAATCAAGCTGCTTACGCTATGCTTCTCACTGTACTCAGACATATCGTACTTGAGAAGCGGCATATCCAAATTCTTAGACAGCAGCTTGGCCAATTCTGTTTTACCCGTGCCCGTCGGGCCCAAGAACAAGAAGCTCGCAATCGGTTTCTTATCGTTACCGATTCCCGCAAACGAGACATACACACGTTCAAGAACCTTATCCACAGTCTCATCCTGACCGTAGAGCTTGTTCTTGACATTCATTTCAAGGTGATTGATGCGATCATAATTATCACCGCTCAACTTGTCAGCAGGAACACCAGTGAACTTCTCCACCTGTTCATGAATGAGTTCTTTGGTGATCATCGCATCCTTGTTTTCGAGCACCCGCTGCTTTGCACATGCAGCATCGATCAGGTCAATAGACTTGTCAGGATTCTTACGATCATGAATATAACGATCTGCATTGTCAACCGCAGCTTCGATTGCTTCCTCAGTGATGTTCACTTCATGGAATTCGCTCAGACGAGCTGCGAGACCATTGAGAATGCGAATCGTAGAATCACGAGAAGGTTCATCAATCGTTACCTTGTAGAATCGACGCATCAATGCACGATCCTTCTCAAACGATTCATAGAACTCTTCCCAAGTTGTAGAAGCAATCACCTTGAGATTACCCTTAGTAATAGCAGGCTTCAACATGTTTGCGAAGTCTGTTCCACCGCCGTTACCTGTATTGCCTGCACCCTGCATTGTATGTGCTTCGTCGATGAACAGAATCGCTTTCTTCTTTACAGAAAGTGCTTCAAGGACATTCTTGACCTTTTCTTCAAAGTCACCGCGATAGCGAGACCCTGCTAGCAGCGAACCAATCTCAAGTGAATAGAGTTCGTAGCCTGATAAGAATTCAGGAACTTCATCATCCACGATTGCATTAGCGATTCCTTCTGCGATTGCAGTCTTACCGACACCCGGGTCACCGACCATCAATACGTTGGACTTGAAACGCTTTGCGAGAACATTAATGATATCATTGATCTCTGACGCACGACCAATGACCGGCTCAAGCTTGCCCTTACGAGCAAGGTCGGTGAGATTGATCGTGTATTCTTCGAGGATCTCGTCAGCTTGATTATCAGAAATATTACCAACAAAGTCACCGCCCTTGTAATGGCGCTGCCAGTGAACGAGGAACTCACTTTTGGTGACACCATACTTCAGAAGGAAGTAATGACCGTGGCTGTTATTCTCATGGATGATGCTCATATACAAGTCAATCGTTGTGACTTGTCGGCGACCGCTGAACAGAACCTGCGTGACACTGCGATTCATCACACGTTCAAGCGTGTTGGTTCGCTTAGGAAGGATATTAGGATCCTTGCTTTCGATAGCATGGAGACCATTCAAGTATGCTTCTACTTCTTGAATCATTAGTTCGATTTCAACACCGAAACTATTCAGGCATTTCTTGAACGGTGGGTGAGAGATGAGTGACCATAGTAGATGTTCTACTGTGCAATATTCATGCTGGCGTTCCTTTGCAGAACCTATTGCACGTTCAATGATATTTTCAATCTCAGGGGAAGGTTGCAATCTTTAAATCCTTTTCAATTTTATTTAGTTTGAGGTATTCTGATGTTGCTTGATAGTATCTATGATGTCAGAGTTTATATTAGCAGGGATGAATGGCTTAAGCAAGAGTATTTGGTCTCCTCGCATACCATTTCCTGCAGGCATACCATATCCACCTAATCTAATCTGTTGATATGGTTGCGTTCCTGCAGGTATGTTGACTTCTAAGGTACTTCCACTTAATGTCGTAAATTCTACCTTAGTACCTACAATCAAATCAAGCACCGATATAGAGACATTTGAATATAGATTATCGCCTTCACGGTTAAACTTGAGATCAGGCTGGATAACAAATTCGATTATGAGTGAAGCTTCATCCAATACATTATCATAACGCACGTTTTGACCTGATTGAATTCCTTCAGGTATCTTTATGGTAATCGCTTTCATACCCATAGGGGTACCTAGCTGTAGTATCTGTTCTGCCCCATTATAAACATCAAGCAATGATATGGATACGCGGGTGCGATAAACCTGTCGCTGTGAGGTTTGAGATTGGTGAAATGGATTGTTTTGTCCAAATGCTTGAGAGAACAATCCATTTAAATCAAATCCATTAATATTAAATGAAAAACCTCCCGGATGATTCATAAATTGTTGTGGAGCAGGATTATCATACGCAGCACGTTTCTGAGGATCGCTCAGTGTATCATATGCTGTTTGGATTTCTTGGAATTTGTTTTGATCGCCGCCCCTATCAGGATGGTGCTGCATCGCAAGTTTGCGATATGCTTTTTTGATTTCTTCTGCTGAGGCGGTACGCTGTATGCCTAGAGTATTATAATGATCCATTGTCATAATATAACACCCAGAGAATTATTTGTCAAGTGTTTACTTACCTGGAACTGCCGCCCCTACCGCAGTCGATACTGTTGATGCACCTTGAATCTTCTCTTGAGTACGACCATATGCAGCAATACCTAAAACAGCACCCATTGCGATATGGAATAGACCAGCACCCTGAAGTGATAGTGGTTGCCATGGTGTAGTGACACTACCCTTGCTCATTGCTTGAAGTACAGACCAAGCGACAGGGAAAATGATAAAGTCACATACACAAACTGCCATGTACATCCAACCCATCATTGGGCGCCACTTCTTATTGATGAAGTCTTCATTTGTATTTGCGACTAGTACATCTGCACCTTGTGCAGCATTGCTTCCGGCTTGGGTTAATGCGGCATTATTAAGATTCATCAACTGATTTGCTTGTTCATTTTTTTGTTGCATATCTTTATAAAACTCCTTATCAGTTACCATACTTTGTGTATGCTCGTCATTCTTACCTATGACTTGTAATTCAGGACTAGCATTCTTTTCTGGAAGAATCAAGGTAGTACTGGATGCAGTGTTATCGGTTGAGGAGACATCATTATCGTCGTTGTCAGTATCGTCCGCCATAAATTAAATCCTTGCCATGTCTTTTATATTTTTGATATACTCATCTTCTGAATAAGTTGGTTTAGTTTTCAACCCTGCAATAGTGCGAAATTCATTGAGTTCTTCTTCTGATTCTTTTCTAGCTTTATATTCATTTGGGTTAAGAATCATATTCTTTGCGATGATAATCGGATCAGCCGGAACTACTGTACCTTCGATATTTATTTTCCAATTTTTTAATTTTATTCCAGTCAATGTTTCTAGATCAGAGAGTAAATCACAGATACGTGTTGGAACTTTAGAACGACGATCCATTTCAACGAATACTAGATATTTTCCTGGTTCCAATTCACCGTCACTGATGCTCGCATCTAGTACCCAGTCATAACCTCTCTCAAACCATGTAACTAAATCTGTTCCTGCTAGCTTAGAATTTACCATGAAAGTTAAGGTGACTATATCCTTATCGGGGCCCATCTTAGCTGCATATTCATCAACTGTGATTGTATTCTTCAGTTGATCTTTCATATCCATATATTCAAGGCCTTCGTTTAATGTTCTCATCATTGCACCTATATTTGTAAGCCCTGGCCTGCTGGGTTAGGTTGACCTTGTGCTACATTTGGATTCTGATCACCTGTCTTAGTTGTATCATCCAAATCTTCATTGTATGCATCTTCGATTTCACTTAGGTCAATCGTAGCATCAGCAATATCAATACTACCTTCTTTGATATCATCCATGAGTTCTAGCGGAATCTCGATTTCAACAAACCATACTTTACGTTTTTGCATCTTAGGATATCTAGTGCTTGGAACAAAATCTTCATAATCTTTTACTTCGACCGGAACCTCAAGTTCTGATTTTCCAAAACGTACATTGCATCCTATATTTGTCAAGCGCAATGCTCCCTTAGGATCAGGCATTAGCTTATATGGCCACATGAATATACATTTACAAGAATATCGTCCTAAGACAGGACCTTGTACTAGTTCTCCTATTATCCAGTTTTTATATGCATACAAATCTGCTTCATCAAGAACACGCTCGAAATCAAGCAAGCTGGAAATAGACCCGTCACTCATATAGACGCCTCGGATGGTATCTACGATGCTGACGAAGTTAATATCATTAAAGAATGAATCTGCTGGTAAACTTTTCATGATTGTATTTATCTTTGGTAAGACCAAAATGAGGAAAGGGTTAAACTTCCAGTAATCAAGTACTGTATTTATCACCGGAAACTATTTAACACGTACTCATAGATTACTCAATATGCCGTTTTTAAATACATCTGAGAACAAAAGTTCTCCAGTAAAATATAATATCTTAGGAGATCAAACTTGCCTAAAAGAAGATCAAACGCACAACCAAGAGACAGAGACAGAGAATATAACAGAAAGAGATATTCAGACGAGAAGACGTTCTACATGAAAGAGTCCAAGACAATCGACTTTAATCAAACCCAACCCAAGAAAGTCCGAAAACCAGTCGAGCTAGTGCCTCAGAGCATAAATCAGGAAAAATACATCATCGCATTGACCGACCCTGAAACAGATATCGTAGTGGTAAGTGGACCTGCGGGAACAGGTAAGACATATCTAGCAATGCTAGCAGCCATCAAAGCGATGAGACAAGGAGACTGTAATAAAATTTTACTAACAAGACCGGCCGTAGCCGTCGATGATGAGAAGCATGGATTCTTACCTGGCGACCTAAATTCTAAAATGGAACCGTGGGTAAGACCTCTATTCGACGTACTAAAAGAGTTCTATACTACAACAGAACTCGAATATATGGTCAAAGAACAAGTTATCGAAATTGTTCCACTAGCATTCTGCCGTGGACGCAATTTTAAACATAGTTGGATCATACTAGATGAAGCTCAGAACGCTACACCTAGCCAGATGAAAATGTTGATGACTAGAATCGGTGAAGGGAGTAAGATAGTCATTACTGGAGATGTGGAACAGACTGATCGTAGAACACCTGAAAATGGACTTTTGGACCTAAAGTACAAGATTGAAAATTATCGTGTACCTGGAATGAAAGCGTGTGAGTTTGACGTTAAGGATATTAGAAGACATGAAATTATCGAACATGTCTTGAAAATGTATTCATGAGAATACGGTAAACGGGGCTAATGCCCCGTTTACTTTTTTAGCGTCTGTTGTAGACTAGCACGTTGTTTCTCTACTGTAGCAGTGAGCGGAGCTTCACGCTCTAACTGTTCCACTAGTGTAGGATAAACCTTAGCATAATAGTCACGCATTAGTTCAAATGTAGTAGGATGTTCCTTACCTTCAATGACACATTTGACTACCTTATTCTCAGCAAAGTCAAGAATAACACTATGCGAGTTCATATCAGAGGTGCGAACTCGCTTACCGACAGTGACCATTTCGTCAATCTGTCCATTTTCTTTTCTAGCAAAAGTGATCAATAGGTATCTCATTCATGTTCCTCCCAATCATTATATTCAACTTCAAACTGTTCTTTGAATCTATCTCTATAAATTTCTTTAGCGTGTTCTAAAAAAGTTTCATACAAATCATTTATATAATCTTCTTTGCTCATAAAATTCAAAGGATCAATTGCTTGCGTAAAGCAAATATTAGATGCATAAGTGAAATAGCTGTATTCTAATTTACTTTCTCTATCATAAATCTCATCAACTATAGATTTTTGAATAGGATTGTTTTTAGCATATTCTGATTTGACTTTTTTATCTTCTTGTTCAACTTCTTGACAGTAGATTTTATATTCAGCTAAAGTCATCTTTGAAATCATTTCCTCAGTTTCGATTATGATGTCAGGAAGCTTTAGTTCTTTAAATCGTTTTACTCTCTGCTTTCTTTCTTCTTGAAATTTTTTATTTCTAGTAATAGTATCTTCAATAATTTCAGTCATTTTTCAACTCCAAAATAGATCATGACGTTAGTTCAACTAGTGTTGCTGCAAGACTGATTTCAGGGATACCGACGAGCGGCAGATTCGCAAGACCATTACGAATGATAATGATTGCAGCATCCTTCTTCTCTTGCGACTTGCCCCAGAGATCAAGATTGTCATACATGAATCGATAACAATCTTCGATGCGGGTTGGATACAAACTGATGTACTGCATCAACTGCTGACGCCCTTCAAGAATATTTCCTGCTTTGAAAAGCTCAGTAGCAGCGATAAGAATCTCGTCCTCACTGGAACCTTGTGCTTGTGCAGGATGCAACTTGCCTGAAGTTGAGTTATGTTGTAACTGATTTAGGCACTTGCGAAGATCAGGATAAGTTGCACGAACATATGTGTCAAGGTCATCCAACTCAAATTCGATATTCTCTGTGATTAGCACCGTGGCTGCACGAGCAGTGAAGTCAGTCATATCAGGCTTTGCGATATGAAACTCATGGCAGCGAGACTTGAGTGCTGGAATGATCTTATGCTGATAGTTACAAGTCAGAATGTATCGCACCGTCTGATGATACGCTTCCATATCATTACGCAATGCTGCCTGAGCTGGCTGAGTCAGATAGTCAGCTTCGTCTAGAAGAACTACCTTGAACTTACCAAACGGCATAGTCTGAACGAAGCTATTGATACGTTCACGCAGATTGTCGATGCCATTCTCACGTGAAGCATTGATCTCTAGAACATCGAATTCTTCTACTCCCAGCTCATGAATGAGAACCTTAGCGAGCGTAGTCTTACCTGTACCCGGATCACCGCTCAACAGAAGATGGGGAATAGAACCATCACGAATCCAGAACTCGACTTGTTCCTTCTGACGGTCATTCACGAATACGTAGTCGCTCACCTTTTTAGGGCGATGCGCTTCTACCCAGAGTTTATTTTTCACAGCTTAATCCTTCGGTTCATCAAACATCATTTTTAGCATAGGATCATCATTTGTGTCAACGTCTAATTTGTCCGATTGCTTGACTTCTTTATACATGGAATAGGCTAATGCGCCCATACCGATAAAGCCCATTATGAATGGAATAGCCTTGACGAATCTATGCTTAAAATCTTCGTTCATGATGAATTGTAGCTTTCTGAAGGGTAGGAGTCAAGATAAAAGTTGAGGGGAATTTCTTCCCCTCAACCCATTTAACTTACTTTGTCACTCATTGTATAATCGTTTACTTTTTCGTCACTTATTAATAAAATATCATTTGGATCTACCTTACGGATTACTTTCTCGCCTTCATCGTCTTCAATAGTTTGTCCACGACTCCAACGACCGTGTGCTATCATAATATATTGACCAACTTCAACATCTTTTACATCAGGACCGATTGCATAGACTTGTGCCCAGCGCGGACGGATACCTGAACTTTTCATGTCATCATCGGGAAGTATAAGTCCACCCCGACTCAGACGCTCCTTAAATTCCATTCCGTGGACTAGAATGGTATCCTTTAATGGTCTAATCTTTTTTACGCTAGTTACTGTTAAGTTTCGTCTATTTGACATGTTTATTTAGTTTTCTTAGTTTGTTCATCCGGGATCACGAAATCAGGAGCTTCACTCGCAGGTTTGACTACTACCTTTTGTGCTTCTGCTGCCTTGATCATTTCAATCTCTGCATCAGCATGATCGTCTTCCAATTCTAACTCATCTGGATGGAGTTCTTCATTGGATACTGAATCGACCGTTGCTACATTTTCAGGTTTCATCACATTAGTAGCACGATTAGATACTGTGCGTTGATATCCTTCTCCTACCTTTCTAGTCACAGGAACTATAACCTTTCCTTGACTATCAATGGTATCACCGCGAGCGTTGACTTTCATATTTCCTACTGCGCGTACATTTTCATTTTTTGAAGCTAGCTTGGTCATATCGACCATCTTGCCTAGTGCTGAACGATACTGTGGCATATTGTTCTCCTTTATTCTTCTATTTATACTCGTATAACATCGACTATTTTAAAAATTCATCAATAGACAGATCATAATAGAGCGAGTTAATACGATGTATTCCGATTAGGTACAATACGAAACTGCTAACACTGCTTCCCCTACCTACTCCCCAGATGATATTATGTTTTCGCATAATATCAACTAGGTATTTAAGGTATTTCAATAGCATGAACATATCACGTTCTTGAAATAAGAGTAATTCTTCTCCGGCTCTTTGTAGTTCTGCTTCAGATTTACATTGATCTAGAACAAATTTAGCGATATCAAAATCTAGATATTCTTCGGGGAGGTACCAATTTTCTTTGCATTTAGTATCAAATTCTTCAACCGTCAAATCCTCATTGATTACATACTGAATCAGTTTTGGTATTTCATTTAGATTTAGAGATGGATCGAAGTTTACCCTATCATGGATAAGTACATTCTTTAGTACAATGTTAGGATTTTTCAGATATAGATCACACAAATCTTTTTCTGAATATATTTGCTGTCCATACTTATCTGTAATCATCTATATACTATGTCATGAAATAAAGAAATTGTCAATTTATTTGGATATTTTTTTCTTTCCAAGCAAGTCCTAATTCAGTCCAACTATTATCATCAAACAGTTTTACTACATTATCACGTTTTTTCACAGAGACATGTTCTTTACAGATGCCAATGCAGGGTCTGTTCCACCAGTGATCTCCGCTCATCACGTTCTCAGAAACTTCAGCTACGATATGATATCTTATTCCTTCACTCATCAACGATCCCATAGTCATATCTGTGATGACTATCCTATTTTCCATGATCGCATTTAATTTTTGTAATATCACCATAGCGATGATTTGATCAACGGGTTCTTGTGGAAGCTCGCAAATTTTGATTCCTGCTTTTTTGTATTTCTTGATGCTAGCTGTTTCAGCATCATGTATCAATAGTGAGTTTTGCAAGATTGATTCAAGGAAATGATTGATTCTCTCTAATGCGATTGATTGTTCTCTGACGGAGGCGGTCTCGACTAGCATAGATGCAGTTGCCTCATAGGTATTCACATAGAAATTGCCATTGAGATGAACGGCTGCTTGAAAGAAAAAGTCTTTATCAATTCTTGTGGTCATTTTCAGATTGAATATTGATCTTGTTATTTAGTTTCTGCTTTTCAAATATCTCATCCATTTTTTTACGATACTGATTCTTATATGTTTCAAGAATCAATTGAAGCTGCTGAATCATTGGACCATTACCGGTTCTATACGCAAATGTTAATTTATTTGTTAGCTCAGAAACAGTCTCTTGTAATTCTTCTAGAGTTTTTTTATCTAGCTCAACTTTATTTACGAATGGATGTTCCATATTACCAACCGGTTAAGCTAACTCTAGTCCAGATATTAGAACCAATATATGCAGTTAATACAGCATTTACGTTAGATTTATTATTTGGAGTAAAAACTGCCCCTGCTGTACCGCCTGTTCTAGTCGTGCTAATCGTGATATTAGGCGATGAGATAGTCTTGATATAATACACAGTATTCGCTACTAGATTAGTATTAGCTGTATCAACACTACCGCTAAAGATTATAGGAGCATTAGTTGCTAGACTGGTTGTATTGTTCAATGTGATGACATTGCCGGTCGCATATGTATTAATTACTGTCTTGTTATATACCGTAGAATTGAATGAAGAGGTACAAACATAGAAGTAGTTTGCGTCAACTGCTACTGTACCTTCTACATCTCCAGGAAGTCCAGTAGGAGGAGGAGTTCTCTGTTGAATTTCAGTAGATTGAAAAGGACGATTGATTGGTTCTACTGTGATTGTGTTACCGCAATCAATCGTAGAGAACCGAAGCTCAATGATATTCACATTAGCCGGAGCACTAATCGTTGCAACTCCGCCTACGTTAGCATAATTTTCGAGTAGCGTGACTCCGAAATTGTTGTTAGAACTGATGCAACTACTAGGAAGGGAAATGTATGCAGGATTGCTATTTGCGAAAGTCAACCTCAGTACAACATTGCTCTGTGTGTTCGTAGGAGCCCAGTTACCGAACTGAAGCACGATGTTTCCTTGCAGCGCACCGAATTGAACGTCTGCCCTGTTCACATCAACTAACACTGTACCAGCTAACGCATTACCTAGATTATATGTAGTCGCTCTGAATCCGCTCGTAGATGCATTACTGATCAGAGCATTACCCATATCATTGTTGAGGTTGCTATTATTCAGCGCAGCCTTGAGAACTGCCTTAGATTGTAAGTCAGTGATTTCTCCTGCACCCGTGTTTAGCTGGGTTGCGATTTGAGCAAAATTATCTCTGAATCCCTGAGAACTATTATTCTGTCCCGGGATTGGATAGTTTACGTTGATTCCGTTTGTATTGATCTGGCTAGTCATATTTCCCTATTCCGTAATGTATTTAGTATTGTGTAGTACCGGGCAAAATTGTTTGCTGTTCAAACAATACATAGAAATCTTTAGCATCGACTGGTGTGGGTGTTGGATCAGCACTAGGCAATGCAGTCCAAGCCGGAGGACTAAGGGTGTTATCAAAGTTATAAGTAGCACTCTTGTTCACGCTGAATCTGTCGATCTTAAAATTGATCAGATTTAATGCCTGCTTCTCGCCTATCGGATTTAACCAATTATTCTGAATCTGATACTGAATGTATTGCGCATAACTCACTTCAGTTCCATCAGGTAATGTAGTCAATCCTGGCTTGCAATAAGCGATGACCCAAGCCGGAGTGAATCCTAATGTAGATCCATTTCTCTGTTGACTCGTCATCCAGAGGGGCAATATTTCATAATTCTGATTTTGTCCTAATACATCTACAACTTGTTGGCGCATATTTGGAAGTGAGTTTGGATATACTGTTCTTACATAACCAGGTGTTCTACTAGTATAAAGCAATTCACCATTTGGAGTATTATTCCAAGAAGTAAAGATCGTATCTTCACTATCATACCAAGGACCTAAATATAGGGGTATCGGGCGTTGCCAGTATATTTGTTTAGCGACGCTCTCACCTTGCGGAATGATAATATTAGACTGAGATTCATATTCATACTTACCCTCAATCTCATTGTAGTTCACGAGATTATCATAGACTTCACTGTAAACAACTTCATACAAAATCTCTCCGGTATAATCATTACGTGCAATAGCAGTCTTGATCTCTCCTAAAGTGAGTTGTCTCCAATAATGATTCTTTGTGATAGCTGCAAGATACTGATCTATGCCACTCGCATTGATACCATATGCATGTTCATATATGACGCTAGTCGCTTTACCAAAGAAAATATCATCTGAACGATACAGATAATCAGGTGGAATAAGCGTATCATTATCCAGAAGTGTAGCAAGTAAGTTTCTATCTGCTATACTAGGAGTGCATTTGATATAGAGAATGTCAGTAGGATTTGGAAACTGTTGATACACAGTCAATGTAAATGTCTGTGATGATGAGATTGAAGCAAATTGCGTCGAAAAAGCCTGAACTGTAAATGTAAAGGTTGCAGATGCATCTGGATTCTGAAAAGTATTCTCAGGTTGAAAGGCTACAATTCCTGATAATTCCCCGTTTGGTAATAGGGTTAGATTGGGAGGAAGTGTACCGGATGTCAATCTATATTGCAAGTCTATATCACTTGTTGCTTTTACATAAGCCATACTAGGTAAACCGTTAAAAACAGTTCCTAGGTCAGCAGGACTTATCCAAACGATGTCACCGTTTATATTAGTGATCACCCTGAATACAAAAGTAAAGGTGGGAGAAGATATATTAGTCACTGTTCCTAATACGACTTTAGTTACTGATACGCTAAAAGTAAATTCACTAACTGTATTAGGACTGATGACAGGATTACCTGTGATCCATCCAGTAGTAGCATTTCCTGTCAACCCTAGCGGCAAAGAACTAAAATTATATTGTAAGTCATTACCATCAAAATCATGACCTAATATACTAAAATTAAATTTATTATTGCTGCTTATAGTACCAATGAATGCAGGTTGATTAGGTGGATAAGTTGTTCCATTGCCGTTAGCTGGCAATACATAATATCCAAATTCTGTGATATTGCGATCTAGTTGAAAAGTCTCAGGGCGAGTATTATAGATTGCAGGAATTCTGGTATTTGGTCCGTATCCAGGACCACCCTGTTGTACTGGAGTATTTTGATTTACTACAGAGATAGAATAGCTTTGAATATCACTACCTAATGCACTATCTAATTTAAGCACGAAGTTAAAAGTTTTACTAGTAGGTTGTCCTTGGGTTATACTAGGTAATAGTATAGGCATATAACCTGAACTATCAATGAATGTAACGATCGGACCATTCACAGTATTTGATACAGTAAATTGTGTTCCGTTGATCACAGAAGCAATATAGTATGTTTGATTGGGGACGATTCCTCCGAAGGAAGTACCTGAAAAAACGATAGGTCTTCCAGCAATAAAATTTGCCGTATTCAGACAAGTGATAATGTTACTGCTGACTGCGGTAGCAACAGTAGATACAGGTGATAGATTCACGTTGACGAGAGGCGGCTGAGCATATCCCCTTATCAATCCATATTCATTTATTTCTAATCCGGGTGGTAGTTCACCCGCAACTACTCTAATTATGACAGGATTCGTAGAGATAGGATTGTTATACTCGATTGGAATCTCGACCCAAGTACTATCTAGAAAACTATTAGGCTGTGTGTTAGACCATGGATTAGGATTAGGAATAGGACCCGGAGTTGTAGTGAAAGTAGGATGAGCGATGCCTGATATGGTCATACTAAATGTATTATCTCGAATATTCTGATAGTTATCAGTTGCTCGTACTACAAAGGTATATGTTGTTGCTGCGACTACCGCTGCTGGAACTCCAGATATCAATCCATTGACATTCATCGTCACGCCTGAAGGTAAACCTCCGCTAATGATTTGATATGATATCGATACTGCTGGTAAAACCGCAGATGCAGATAATTGGAAAACAACAGGCTTCAATGAGTTTCCTGATGGAAACGATCCGATAGAGCCAGTTGGTGTATTCCAGATTGGTTGTGCCATAATATTTTTCTTTTAGCTAAGTGCTCTCAGTGCTATCGCATAGTGAGCTTTTCTATCTTCTAGTCCAATCGTACCGCCGTTGATGCGTTTAGTCAAACCTACAAAATCATCCTTATCAGCGTATATACTTAATTTATTTGCATCCCAGAACCAACCGGCACTCGCAACAGCACCTTCGGGCGTCTCTAGGTAGGTTACTGCTTCATCAAGTGTCTTATGGATTGAGTTTGCAAACTTAGTGTAATTTGATTTACCAGTCAACTGTATCAAGCCACGACCACAAAACTTATAGCCATCTCCTGATGCTTCATCACCATTACCCATACGATTTGCATATACCTTGTTTGCGATTTTCTGTGGATTGCGGGCATAAGGTTGTGCAGATGCTACTGTAGGAAAATACTTTTTGAATATGCGATTCAATGCTTCTGCGCTATAATTAAGTCCTTCTTTAGTGAAGTTGAATCCACCTGATTCATGTGCTACTTGTGCAAGAAATGCAGCCATGCGTTTTGTGTTTTCATATAGACCGAAGTGCTCTCCTACAGTATTGAGGGGATCAACATACTTTTGAAGAATAGGTTGTTTGGTTGTTGGACAAAGATGTCTTAATAAATCTATAGTTACTTCCATGTATACTTCCTTTTTTATTTCTTATGCGTAAGTTGCGCCGACTGTATACCACTGACTTGTAGTTGGGGCAATGAATTGTAATGTTGCTCCTCCCGGAATAGATAGGGAAGAATTTGTAGCTAAAGAGTTGATTATTCCTCCTGAAGCCGGATAAACATTCAATGCATTGGCAGTAGTATTTGTGATGTAAACTACAGCACCAGCTACTGCTGGTAATTGTACTCCATTAGCACCAGATGTCACTGTGCTTACCACATTGATTTCTTTAGTGAGAATAGTTGCTGTTCCTTGAGTAGAACCAGCTGCTGTGATACCTGTACCTGTAGAACGAATAACATAACTGCTAGCAGAAAAATTGTTAGCATACACATTTGACCATCTATTACCTGAACCGCCTAATGTGACTGTGTTATCAACTAATGGGAATAAGTTTCCTGAACTATCTATAACTATTCTACCTGGAACACTAGTAGCACTAGTGGTATTAGTACCGGTACCAAATGTAATTCCACCTTGAACAGCACCATTAAACTGAATGAAGCCCATCCATGTACTGTCAACTTTTTGTTGTAAACGACTACCGGCTGTTGTCCAATCAGCACCGGCAGCATACCTAGTGTTAGTTATTTCAAGATAGTCTGCATTACTATCTGTGCTATAATATGTAGTATGTAATATTTGGTTTCCGACAGATGTTCCTAATGAACCGCCGGTTTGACTAAACTTAAAGCTGTTAACTTGTGAAGTACTACCTACAGCAACATAGCCACTAGACGATGCTAAGTTACTAGTACCTGATATAGTCACTGCACTGAGTGTACCAACAGATGTGATATTTGGTTGAGAAGCAGTTGTTACTGTACCAGCATTAGTTGCGCTTGTTACAGCACCAGTTACATTACTACCTTGAATGTTACTCAAGTTATTACCTGAACCAATAAAGTAATTTGCAGTTACCGCATTACCTAAGTTAGCATTTCCAGCAGTAATGTTACCAGTAGCAGTGAATATTCCATTTCCGAATGTAGTATTTGCGGTGGAATTTCCTACAATCAATGAAGTTAGATTGCCAACTGATGTAATATTTGGTTGAGATGAGGAACCTGTAGTCAATGTACCTGCTAAGTATGAAGCTGATACTAGATTTGCACCAGACAACTGAGATGCAGCCCCGCTCATAGTAATGGTGCCATTTGCTACAAATGTCAAGCCAGTAAATGAGCTACTCACCGATGTAATATTTGGTTGAGAAGCAGTTGTTAGAGTACCAGTCAAATAAGTAGCACTCAACAAGTTACCACCTGTAATGTTACCTGCACTTGTTAGTATAATTATTCCATTTCCAAATGTAGCGTTTGCAGTAGCATTACCTACAGTCAAATTAGAGAGTGTACCAACTGATGTGATATTTGGTTGAGTTGAGGAACCTGTAGTCAGTGTACCTGCCAAGTAAGGAGCACTCAACAAGTTACCACCTGTAATGTTACCTGCACTTGGTAGCGTAATCGTTCCATTTCCAAATGTAGAATTTGCAGTAGTATTACCTACAACCAATGAAGTGAGTGTACCAACAGATGTGATATTTGGTTGAGAAGCAGTCGTTACTGTACCGGCAAAATTTGCAGTGTTAGAAGATGCTACAGTACCTGATACATTACCGCCTTGAATGTTGCTGATATTTCCACCTTCACCCTGCAACTGTCCTGCATTCACTTTATTAGTTACACTCAATGAACCGAGTGTACCTATAGAAGTAATATTTGGTTGAGATGAGGAACCTGTAGTCAGTGTACCTGCTAAGTAAGTAGCTGATACTAGATTTGCACCAGACAACTGAGATGCGGCACCACTCATAGTAATGTTGCCATTTGCTACAAATGTCAAGCCAGTAAATGAACTACTTACTGATGTAATATTTGATTGTGAACTTGCAGTTACTGTACCTGCTGTACCTGCGGTAGCTGCTGCCAAGTTAGCAACAGTCGTAGTCGAATACACGACTAATGGAGCACCCGTTGATGCAGTAGAAATTAGCTGTCCAGTTACGTTAGCATTACCAGCATTAACATTACCAGTACCATTAACTACACCTGAACCAAAATTCAGATTACCTACGTTAGCATTACTGGTAACACCGAGATTACCGAGTGTACCTATAGAAGTGATGTTCGGCTGAGAAGCAGTCGTTAATGTACCGCCCAACAGTGTAGCATTTAGTGTACCTGATGCAACTGCTACGTTGATATTCGTGTTTGCAGCTATAGCGATATTGCCACTAGTAGCACTCATCAGTCCGAGATAATATGTTCCTGTGCTTGTAGCAGCAGTTACTGCATAATTTGCTACGTTAGCATTTGGTACCCAACCTGTTACATTAGCACCGACAATAGAACTTAGTCCATTGCCGTTACCAGAGAATATACCTGTATTAGCAATGATATTGGGTGCTGTGATATTTCCGCTCACTCCTAACGAAGTTAGCGTACCAACTGATGTGATATTTGCTTGAGAAGCAGTTGTTAGAGTACCAGTCAAGTAAGTAGCACTCAACAAGTTACCACCGGTGATAGTACCTGCACTTGGTAGCGTAATCGTTCCATTTCCGAATGTAGTATTTGCAGTGGAATTTCCTACAGTCAAGTTAGAGAGTGTACCAACTGATGTAATATTTGATTGTGAACTTGCAGTTACTGTACCAGCAGTTGTTGCAGCACCACTCAATGCACCAACGAAAGTAGTTGCAGTGATAGAGTTGTTTGATAGGTTGGCACTAATACCTGTATTGATTACTGCTGATGAATACCCGTTAGCTGCTGAAGTAGTAAATGTTGGATAAACTGTAGCAGCAGTTGAAGTATTTTGTAGTAGAGCAGCAGCACTTGCAGCATAGTTTGCATTTGCTACAGCACCGGTTACACTGCTAGCTTGAAGATTACTCAAGTTGTTACCTGAACCAATGAAGTAATTTGCAGTTACCGCATTACCTAAGTTAGCATTACCACCAGTGATATTGCCAGTACCATTAACTACACCTGAACCAAAATTCAAATTACCTACGTTAGCATTACCGGTAACTGCTAGAGAACTGAGTGTACCAACTGATGTTAGATTCGAACTAATGACTGATGAATTAAGTGATGTACCAGTCAAGTTAGCAGCATTTGCTGTGATCACTGTATTAGATGCTGATGTTAATTGACCCTGTGAGTTAACAGTAAATGTTGCAACACGGTCACCGCTACCATATGTACCAGAAGATACACCTGTATTGTTGATATTGAATGTAGTTCCAGATAATGATAGTCCAGTTCCAGCAGTATATGTACCTGCTTGTGAGAACTGTGCGAAGTTTATTCCAGTTGTTCCGATGGTGATCGGAGCAGGAGTATTACATACCCAACCGGTATTAATATTTACTGTGCCTGTTTGCACCAGAACGAATGCGTTTACTAGATTAGATCCAGTATTAGCATCGGTCGAACGGGTTAATACAGTAGAACTCGTGTAGGTGTAGATGCCATTCCAAGCAGTATTTGCTTCGTTCTTGACAAGGATTCTAGTTCCTAAGGTAGCAATATTAACACCATCTATAGAGAGATAAGTTCCGGTAGTCGTGAGAGTAGCTCCTACTCCACTTGTTCCGTTGTTATAAGTAACAGTACCGCTTGAAGTAGCAGCAAGGGTATCAGTCGTTGCTGCTGCGACCGGATTCAATACTTTCAATCCTTGTGCAACAGTATCAACATAATTTTTAGTTGCAGCGTCTTGTGCATTTACTGGGTTAGAAACATTAGTGATATATGCACTGTTGGCATCGATATTACCGGTGCCATTTGGTTTCAAGTTAATATTTGTATTGGTTCCAGCTGAAGTGATTGTGAGTGCGCCGGTTTTACCTAGAATATTATCAGTGATAACATAGGATGATGATGTGATATTACCTGTCGCAGTAATCGAAGAAAAACTACCTGTCACATTAGCAGCATTCAGTGAAGCTAGATTTGCGCCAGATAGACCTGCTGCAAATGTAGCAGATGCACCAACTAGTGAATTCCAAGTACCGACAGTCACAGTTCCTATATTTGAAATAGCATTTGTAACTGATACGGGAAGAGTTCCAGAAATATTGCCTGCTGGTATATAAGTTATTGCTTGACCGTTACCAATAATATTACCACCGGTGATATTACCAGCAGCAGTGATTGTTCCATTTCCGAATGTAGTATTTGCAGTGGAATTTCCTACAGTCAAGTTAGAGAGTGTACCAACTGATGTAATATTTGATTGTGAACTTGCAGTCACTGTACCAGCAATAGTTGCTGTATTGGCATAAGTTGCATTTGCCACAGCACCGGTTACACTGCTACCTTGAATGTTACTTAAGTTATTACCTGAACCAATGAAGTAATTTGCAGTTGCTGCATTACCTAGGTTAGCATTGCCGGCAGTAATGTTACCAGTACCAGTGACTACACCTGAACCAAAATTCAGATTACCTACATTAGCATTGCCGGTAGTAGTGATTGTATTAGCTCCGGCTGCGATGATGCCGATAATATTACCACCAGTGATATTACCAGCAGTAGTGATTGTTCCATTTCCGAATGTAGTATTTGCAGTGGAATTTCCTACAGTCAAGTTAGAGAGTGTACCAACCGATGTTAGATTTGATCCAATGATCGATGAGTTAAGCGATGTACCAGTCAAATTAGCTGCGTTTGCTGCGCTAACAATAGAAGCCGCAAAAGTCAATTGACCTTGTGGGTTGACAGTGAACTGTGCGATTCTATCGCTGTTACCGTACGTACCGGAAGATACACTCGTATTATTAATACTAAATGTAGTTCCAGATAGAGTTAATCCAGTTCCAGCAGCATAGGATCCTGCTTGTGAGAACTGTGCGAAAGAAATCGAAGTAGAACCTAATGTGATTGGAGCAGGAGTATTACATACCCAACCGGTATTGATATTTACTGTGCCTCCTTGCACTAGGACGAATGCATTTACTAGATTAGATCCAGTATTAGCATCGGTCGAACGAGTGAGGGTCGTAGAATTAGTATAGGTATAAATACCATTCCATGCACCGGTAGCTTCATTCTTGACAAGGATTCTAGTTCCTGCAGATGCTATATTAACACCATCAATAGTAGTAAATGTTCCGGTAGTAGTTAATGTTGCTCCTACACCAGAAGAACCGTTATTATAAGAAATCGTTCCGCCTGATGCAGTAGCAAGTGTTCCTGTTGTTGCTGCGGCAACTGGGCTCAATACTTTTAGACCCGAAGCTAATGAATCTACGTAACCTTTAGTTGCAGCGTCTTGTGCATTTACTGGGTTAGAAACATTGGTGATATATGCACTGTTGGCATCGATATTACCGGTACCATTAGGCTTTAGATTGATATTTGTATTAGTTCCGGCTGAAGTGATAGTGAGTGCGCCGGTTCTACCTAAAATACTATCAGTGATAACATAGGATGATGATGTGATATTACCCGATGAAATCAATGAGGTTAGTGTACCGACTGAAGTGATATTTGATTGTGAACTTGCAGTTACTGTACCTGCATTATTAGCATAAGTTGCATTTGCTACAGCACCAGTTACATTACTACCTTGAATGTTACTCAAGTTGTTACCTGAACCAGAGAAGAAGTTTGCAATTACCAAGTTACCTAGGTTAGCATTGCCAGCAATGACATTGCCAGTTCCAGTGACTATGCCCGAACCAAAATTCAGATTACCTACGTTAGCATTTCCAGTAACTGCTAGAGAACTGAGTGTACCGACATTAGTGATGTTTGGTTGATTAGCTGTTGTCAATGTACCGGTAAGTAGTGAAGCTCCGATTGTTCCGCTGTTAGCATAAACATTACCGGCAGTAATATTACCATTAACTGCTAGAGAAGTGAGTGTACCAACTGAAGTGATATTTGATTGTGCACTTGCGGTTACAGTACCGGCAGTAGTTGCAGAAGATGCAGTACCACTCAGCGCACCAACGAAAGTAGTTGCAGAGATAGACGCATTTGCTAAGTTAGCACTGATACCTGAATTGATTACTGCTTGTGAATTACCATTAGCTGATGACGTAGTGAATGTCAGATAAGCTGTAGCAGCAGATGATGTATTTTGTAATAGAGCAGCAGCATTAGTTGCACTTGTTACAGTACCACTGACATTAGAACCGGCTACTGAGTTTGCAGTCGTTGCATATGCAACAGCACCTGAGACATTAGAACCAGCTACTGAGTTTGCAGTAGCAGCATAGGTTACTTGTCCACTGACATTAGAACCGGCTACTGAGTTTGCAACACTTGCATATGCAACAGCACCCGAGACATTAGAACCAGCTACTGAATTAGCAACGTTTGCATATGCAATAGCACCTGATACATTTGCCCCTGTAATATTGCTTAAGTTTCCACCATCACCCTTTACAGTTGTGAACACACCTGTAGCTGCACCGATATTACCAACATTAGCATTACCATTTGCATTCAATGTGCCGGTAATATTAGCACCAGTTGAGGTTACAACGATTACATTAGAATTACCTGCAACTGAGACAGTAACATTGCCGCCTGAACTAGCTATTTTAACATTTGAGGTACCATTAGAAATAGAGTTTCCGCCGCCACCTCCGGAAATTCCTGTAATGTTAGAACCATCACCATACAAGTACTGTGCTTTGACTATTCCACTATTTGCATACACGTTTGCAGCAGTCACATCACCGCTATAAGCTCCATTACCTGCACTAACATTGCCTAATGTCGCAGTTCCTGTTACGTTTAATGCACCGGTCAATACACCATTAGTTGCTCCGATGTTGCCAACATTAGCATTACCAGTAGCAGCAATTGCACCTGCAGTAGTTAGATTACCACCAGATATATTTCCTGTAGCAGTGATAGTATTAGATGAGTTGATATTTGTATTAGCAGTGACATAGTTCGCAACTACACCATTCGCTAAAGAAATATTATTAGAACCGGTGATGTTTGATGGCAAATCAATGAATAAAGTTTGAGTAGAACCGGTAAGTGTGGCATATTGAGCACCATTGGAATTAATACCAATGCTTAGTGTATTAGTATATACCTGCACATTAGAAATATTCGCATTAACAATGACATTCCCGTATGGAGAGTTGACAGTGATGCCTACTCCGGGAGTCTTATTAATCGAAGTTACGGTCTGTGCAGATAGACCGGTATATAATTCAGTAAAATTCTCTTGTACTTTTTGGAACGCTGTTCTAATTGCATCCGCATTTGGATCATTAGGAAACGTACCGAAATCGATATTTTGTTGTGCCATCGTTATTATCACCCTATAACTGTATTTATCATTTAGGATAAGATGTATTAGCCAAAAAAATAGCCGGGATTAATCCCGGCTATTATAGTTATATGTCGAAATTACTTTTTGATTCCTGCTAACTTCATCAAATCACTTACTGATTCATTGATATCAGTCGTGTTTGGTGACATTAAGCGACCTCTTTCACCTGCAATGATCGGAGCAGTAGTCTGACCAGTTGACTTAGGCTTGTTTAATCCACCTGAAATAGTCTTGGTCATGAAGTCAATATCTTGTTCAAATGTAGTATCTGATACTGAATTACCCGGACCTGCCTTGTTTGCCCACTCATCTATTTTTTTAGAATTATCACACTTGCATTTATATGAGTGGCACTTGTTGCACTTTCCTTCAGCAACCTGATAAGTCATTTGATCTTCTGATTCTACTTCATCAAGCATACGATCTCTGCTGTTGTTGCAACCGCACTTTGATTCCATCATACCGCATTCATCACATCTTGCTTCTGACATTTCATCATCATGGCAAGCGCAAGGACTGTGTCCGCATTCTTCGCAACTTCCTTCATCTTCATAATCAGATGCAGAACCTTCGATTCCTGATAGCTTCTTCATGAGACCCATCATGTCACCGTGATCTCCGACAACTTCAATTTCACCGGATGTTTTGATCGGAGATGAATTCTTCATTGCATGTAGATGCGGCATTGCTGATTCTTCATCACCGAATACTCCTAGACCAGCCTGCTTAGCTAGAGAAAGTAATTTATCGGCGTCAGCATCTGTTGCACTGATATTAACTGAATCAGGTGCATGTTGATTTCCCTTAGAAATAGAAACTGAAAATCCTTCGTTGAGTAGAGAATTTAATTGTCTATCCCATGCTTCAAATGCAAAGTCTGTTTCACTCAATGATGAATTGTAGCTTGAAGTATCTCTGTATGTTCTGCCGCCCAACTTGAATGTTCCGCCCTTTGGGGTTCTAGCAAGAGCAGCAGTGAAGGCATTACCCTCATCTACGTCTTGATCTCGTTGTCCAAAATCAGCATCTCTATCATTCCAACCACCGTGAAGACCTGGTTGTGTCTCAGGGTCATATGGATTGGTTGTTCCTGGAACAACTGATCTATGCAAAATTCCTACACCGTGTGCGATTTCATGTCCGAACTCATCAAAAAAGCCTTCATCCAGATCACTGTTGAACATTTCATCAAGTGGCGTATCTAATGCATCTTGTGCCATAGTACGCGGTCTAGCTGGAACACGAGGTGCTCTGACTAAGCCTACGATCGGAGCCATACCGTGGCATTCGTCAAGGCCTTCTTTGTATCCATCGTGATATGCTCTGCATTCTTCCATATCATCATAGTTTTTACCACAGTGCGGATGTCCCTTGAGACCGTGTGCTTTACCTTCTAGGCGAGCAGCTTGAATGCGAGAACTCATACTTTCTTTCAGTCTACCGCTGAATTTTCTGGATCTATTCATTCTTCTTTCTTTTACCGGCTTCTCATCTTCATCATCTTTATCTTTGACCTGTCTGAGTGCTGGGCCACCGGTAGCTTGTTTCATGCTATCATGCCAATCATCTTTACGCTGGAAAGCTGGTTCTTCTACATCTTGCCCCATCCAAGGTTCTAAGGCTTCATGAACTTCATTCTTTTTGAACTTGTCTATAAATGCCTTAACTAATTCATCGATATTAGCAAGTCCTGCTCTCTTGCTTTGTTCACGGAAGTTTTGATCTCTATTCCATAATGTTGTAGCTATATTTCTAACTACGAATTCACTGATACTTGATATAGGGCCCAACAATTTTCTGATTTGACTAAAAATTGTATCAGTTGGCGCTGCATCCCCGAATCCTTGTGCATCGCGTCCTTCAAATTCATAGCTTTCCAGTGTTCCAAGTTTCTCAGCCCATCCAGCTGCTCTGTGACCAATTTTGCGCTGTCTGGTTGCCTCTGGATCACGAGCATCTTCTTCTCTATCTCTTTCTCGTGCCCGCTTTAAACGTTCTTTTCCAGTTTCGTCCTTGAATGCGCCTTCATAAAATTCATAATTTTCTCTCGTGGTCTTGCGAGTAGTACCGGCAAGCTTCTTTGGTTCTCTACGTGTTGTTGACATGTTATTCCTTTTATTTTCTAGAGTAGTCGCGCTACGACCGGCACCTAATCCTGCACCTCTGGTATCTATTCCAGAAGTAGGAGCAATGTCGCCTTCTTTAACTTTTTTCTTATTCTTGTTATCTAGCATACCACGCTTATTCGCAGTAGCCCATGCAATGCTTTCAGCATCCTTCTTTGACTTTCCTGCTTCACGTTCAGACTTGGCAATGTGCTTGACCATGCGATCAACCTTTGCACCTTCTTCTAGGGTATCATCATCACCGTGTAGCTTCTGCCACATGATTTTATATGCGGCATCTTTAGCTTGTCTAGCTCTCTTTTGCTTATGTGCATCACCTGGCTTAGCTCTGCCATATGCTCTGTCTAGCATATAATCAAGCTCTTGTGCATTATACTTATTGAATTTCTTCTCAGCTTCATGACCGGTGTGTGCTTCTTCTAACTTGCCTTGCTTTGCCAACTTAGCACGAACTGCACCTGCTACTCGCTCACCTGCTTTTTTGGAACCATAACGCTTTGCTGCCGACTTAGCAATCTTAGCAAAGTTCTTGCCTGGCTTGCCCTCATCACGCTCATCAAGATCATCTTCTTTCATTGTTTGCTGTCCTTGAAGATTGTTAGATGCTCCTCCGCCAGTCGCTGTTGCGCCGCCTGAAGTTTGCTGCTGTGATTGTTGCGTTGGTTGTGATTGCTGTTGACCAGGTGCTTGAATGATCTGAACATCCTTAGGATCAAGATTCTTTAGCATGTTTTGCACAGCAGGATTGTTGCTTGTTACAAAGCCCATACCTGCTTGCTGGTTTTGTGGATTTAATACTGGAAGAGGCTTTTGACCAGGTGCGATAGCTTCCTTGAGCACTCTTTTATTTTCGGTTGCAGACGATTCGATCTGGCTCAATTTGTTCAATAAGTCTTTCATGATTATCCTCTATGAGCGCCAGTCTGTGGTTTAGCAGGTCTGCTAATTTTTGACATTGGACTTTTATTGCCTAACTTTGCATCTTCTAGATGAGGCTTGAATGGATCGAATGCTGCAGGAGTTTTTTTACCAGCATAAGGAATATCCATGATGTCATCTTTTGACTGTTCCTTGATGCTATCTAAATATTGATTACCATATGCTTTCGATGCTGCCTTTGCACCCTTCTCTTCTTCCATCTCTTCATGGGTGAGAACAGGGCTATGATTCATTTGATTTTCGTAGCCTTCTAACTCATCGACAATGCTATCATCATATGAAGTTTTAACAACACGAATAAAGTCTACGTTGTGCCCTAGTAACTGTGCCATTTGCTGAATCATTGGTTCAGTTGCTGGATAGCGAAATTTACCCTTGATGATTGTCACAGGTTGATTAGATAGATTCGGAAAGCCATAAGGAGCTTTCTGAATTGGTGTTGATTTTGGTTCTGAAATTTCAATTGGATCAAACTTCTTAAGATTGAAGACGAAGAGTTCTAAGAAGTTCTTACTCACATCTCCAGCAACCTTAATCGTGTAATCATATGTATGAACACTTTCAGCAATATAATGTCTTAAACTACGCATATGGATCCCTGCCGTTCTTATAATATATTTATCATTCTTTATTATTTTTGTTGCTGAAGGCTTTAAGTAATTCATTGCGATCAAGAGATTGCCCTTCTCCTAATGGAAGATTATCAAGCTCTTCAACCTTTGCCGCATTCTTCATATCTAGCTGTGCCTTCTTCATCTGCAAATCAAGCATCTTAAGTTTCTTGTTGATCTTAGCTGTTTTAGCAGTAATAGCATGACCTAACATGCTACTAGCAGAATTGAAGATTTCTGAACTAAAACGGGCTTCGACTTGCATACCAAGATCCATTAAGTCTTTATAGCTTGAGGTAGCCATTGCAGCAAGCTCATCCATTTCGACATCTGCTGCTTCCAGTCCTCTAACCTGAGGTAATGCATTTTCGATTTTTTCTAAGGTAGTCAATGCAGTCTCAGTAACTTCCTGTGTTTGATCAGGAAGAGGTTCCATGAGTTCATTACTCTCAGATGAGGAAGCTAAATCAAATAATTCTTCAAGTTTTTTATTCATGCAGATATTTAGTTTTTATCTGCGCCCATTATAAAACAAATCGTCTTCTGTGATTACGCGAAAGGCAATCCCATGAGCTTTACAGTATGCATTAGCTGCGGCCCATTTAGCATGATTGATCGCTACGACTGCCCTATCTCTTGCGCTTGCTGTTTTGCTTTCGATAAGGCTTTGCTTTTTAGGTTTAATTTCTACTACTTCAGCAATCTGCTGTCCATGCTTGTTTTGATAGACTACTAGAAAGTCAGGAACATACATAGTGGGTTTTCCAGTCAACGGATGGCGATATGGAATTCTGATTGATTCACTCGCCCATTGTAATACACTCTCATTGCAGTCACAGAAAGTCATAAATGTCAACTCCCATCCTGAACGATACCTAGGTTTATGCTTACCTACATATTTTTGAGGATTCTTGGGAGTAAATATGCCCTGTGCCCACTTAGCCATTTACAATACTACATTTCGTTGCACTGCTTGATTAGGATTGGGAATCTGGCTTATACCATATAATGATACTTTTGACTTGAATGTGTTTAGATAATAGCACATCACAGAATTCATCTGAAGTTTGTTATTGACTCCCTTCAAATTCTCTAACATATCAATGACATTATACTTACCTTCCTGTGCAATTCTAAAAAGAACTGCGGTGAAGTTAGCAGCGATATTAGGATTGTCACAGACTCCCTCAAAATATGAGTATACTACATCATATTCGGTTGCATTGACAACAAGGTTTATATTATAAAAACTATCAAATACAAAGACAGTTTGATTTGTTGGGTTTGGTGTTATAGTAGCCATAACATTATTTATACTATAGTTTGTTGCGGAGCAAAAGGATTATCTGCAGCCAGTCCAGTACCAAATGGAGCTATCAAGCTTTCTCCTGCATATTGTGATCCTACTGGAGTATTAATCTCATTTTGTTGTGTAGGATCAGGAGTAACGGGAGCACCTGCCGGAGTAGTAGCAGCATAATTTATATTATTAACAGTTGTTGTTGCTTGTGAATTAACTACTGGAGGAGCAGCTAATGCACCGATAGTAGGACTTGATGCAAGTCCAGCAGAACTAGGTGTAGATGCTGCAACCGGAACATTAAACATAGTATTTCTATTAATGGGTGCAGTTTGAATAGAAGACCGCAATAATGCATTCAGTGCTGTTGTTGCTATACCATTATTATTGATAGAAGCTGCTACCTCATTTATGGAGTTGTAAGCTGCACTTGCATTTGCTATTGCACCTAAGATATTTCCTTTCTCTAAGGAATTAATTGCTCCGCCTGCTGCATCTATGAGTCCGCCCCTGCCCAATACAGTACCATTCGCACCTGGATTCATGATAGGGCTAGGTGTTCTATCGTATGTCGCATTTTCACCGAATCCCGTGACAATATTACTAGGAGTCCTACCGTCCATATTACCGTAATTATATACTACTGTTTCATAATCAACAGTCATTCTATTAGTCATCGTGCCGCCACCTTCAGCATAATTGTAAGTATCATGTCCAAAGCTAGTGATGATAGGATTGACTAGAGTATATGCAGTATAATTGTGTTGATTAAATCCAAAAACAGTGATAGTCTTAAAGAAAGGAATTTTGTGACCATTAGCATCAGTTTGTCCACCGTTAAAACCCCAGTCTTGATCTCCTGTTATATCACCATTATATATATTTCGGTCATTGAATCTAGTAACAGTGCCTGTTTGCGGTGAGCCAGCATTTCCGGGCAATACATTTCCGGGCTTAGTAGTATCATTATAGTAATATCTATAATACGATTCCCAAAGCTGTGTTACTTGATTACCATTATCATCATGAAAGACGATTTCAATAGGTTCATATCTAATTTTGGTTTGAACAATTCTTTTTCTATTATACTGATTCAACTGTACAGTATTGAAAGTGAATGTAGGTAATTTCACATCCTTAACTAACAGTCCGAAATTAGAATTTACAGGATAACCAGTGACATTGATACTGAAATATGTATGAAAGAGAAATTTGAGCTTAGGCGCATTCTCATACGAATTGGTACGGAATGTTTTTGATGCGTGTTGGTAATCTCGCAGTATTGGATTGGCGTTGCCGAAGAGAACTCCGGCAACGTCATTCAACAGGTTTTGATTAAAGCCCGACATTGGAAACCTTTAATCTAAAACAAATTATGCAGTAGTGCCACCGATACCTGTTACGGAACCAGTTGTACCATTTGCGATACGATTGATTGGTGAACCAACACCAGATCCAAGTGGGGCTTGAATTGCGTTATCGTAACGAATTGATAGACCAATAGTTACTACTTCGTTAGTAGCATAATTCAATGTGTTGTAGTTAGCATTCACTAGGAAGCAACCATATAATTCCCAAGTTTCAAGCACGACTGGAGCAGCAGTACCGTTACCACCGTCTAGAATTTCGATATTTGTTTGGAACTTATAGTCCTGACCAGTTGCAGCAGAAGCCTGTTCGACAAAATCAAGTTGCTTCTGAAGCTGTTGACCTACTGCCTTAGAAACACTACCTGATGCATCATCACGGATATTGACCGTGAGTGCAGTCCAAGTATGCTTACCAGCTAGATATAGAGTTGAGTTATATACAGGAAGTGTGATTTCCTGAAACTGTAATTGTGGTCTTGAACAATCAATAACTTGCTTAGTGAGTGCTAGACCGGCTGTTGACCCCAAACCAAAGTTCAAGAAGTTAACTCTAAATCTGAACTGTAGCTTTGGCATCAACAGACCCTGATTGCCACCTGCATTATCAGATGCTACAGTCATGTTGAACAATGATTGTGAGGCTGTTGCCATTTTATATTCTCCTGTTATAAGTATTTATCTTTTAGTGTGAGTGCCTGATGTAGACACTCACACTAAAATTTTATTAACCGTTGTTGTTACCAATTGCACCTGTATTCAAGATGCGAACTGGGATGTAGATGAATTCAATTGCCTTGACCGGTTCAATTGCAACGTCTACCCAAAGTTCATTTCTATCGATACGAGCTGGTGTGTTGTTTGATTCGTCACAAACAACCAAGAAGTCGTACACACCGCGCTTTGCTACTAAGTCAACAAAGAGTGACTGGATCACACCAGCAATCTGTTGTCTAGTAATAGCATCGTTTGGCTCGAATACGAATGGTCTTGCAGCTAGTGTCAACTGACGACGAATATATGCAACAAGTCTTGCTACGTTAATACGATCAAGTGCAGACTGTGATGCATAGCTTGTCTTATTACCGTAATTCAACAATCCATTTCCAGTGAAGAACACTAGTGGATTGATTTCATTCGTGTATAGTACATCACGTAGACCGATATTAGTCTTGATCGTGACGAACTCGCCAGTCATAGCATTGATATAACCGATATTAGTTGCATTGTCGATGAGACCACGACGAGTACCTGCTGGTGCGAACCAAGGATAAGCAACAGTGTCGTTGCGTAGGATAGTTCTGATCATCATGTGTGATGGGGGAACTGCAACAAGATTGCCGCTCAAGTCTGAAGTGATTCCTGATGGGTAGAATAGACCCATGTAAGTATCTCTTGAAACAAGACCATCTTCACCTGTTGAAGTTGCACCTGCTGCATTGTTTGCCCATGCAGTGATTGCAGTTGCATCAGCTGGAAGTCTCATTGGAGTATCACCGATGATGAATCCAGTGTCTCCTCTATCGTTGTTGAGTACAATCATGTTAGGTTGTAGCTCGGGATAGTTAGGAGTTGCGATCAAGTTGAATGCGTTATCTTCGTCACGAATTGCACTGTTAGTGTCGATTGAAGCTCGCATTGCTTTTACTACCATTGCTCTTTGAGCCTTACGGCCCATGTAAGGAGCACCGTTAGCCATTAGACCTGATTCAGTTACCCACGCATCAGTTTGTTCAGGGAGTTCCATGTCTGGGAAGCGAATGCTGTTAAAGTAATCAACACGATATTGCTTCACATTGTAGCCTGAACGACGGGTATTGAATAGCAACATACCTACTGGATAAAGAGTGTGATCCGGAGCATCAACGTCGAGATAGTTACTAACTAATAAGCTCTTGATGCTTGGGATCGGATCGTTTGCTGGATTTGTAGTGCCGTTAGTTGCCCAACGTGCATCTGCAAACAATACGCCAGTTGGTGAAGTTTGATCACTATTATCAAGCATTACCCACTGTGCCTTACCATTAACTAATTCCCAACGATTGATCATTGGATAATTATCAAGATCAGATGTGTCAATCCAGATATCACCGTACACAAGTGAAGTGCCATCTGATTGGATAGTTGGTGCAGTAGAAGCAATCAATGGACCATTAGGATCAGTTGCATTTGAACCAGTTGGGGTTGGGAAACCACTACTATTGTAGTTTACATTCTTGTAACCCTGCCAACCACTTGAAGTGTTTACCATGATATCTACCTGATCAACGACTGAATAGAACCAATTTGTCATATCAGCAGGAACTACAGTTGGTGCACCTTCATTAGCAGTCATCATGAATTCTTGCCAATTTGAAAACTGTGTAGTATATGAGCTAGCACCTGAACCTGAATAGTATTCGACAGCAGTTACTACACCACCTACTCCAATTGCAGATACTATGACTCTCAAATCATTAGCAGGAGACACGCCACCCAATGAAGTACCAGCAAAAGTAACAATTTCACCTACAACATAACCAGTTCCTGCACTAATAAACTGCGTAGGATTGAGTTGATAATTTTGATAAGAATTAGTTACTCTCGGTACTAGACCAGTACCAGATCCAGTTGTAGATGACTGAGTAGGATTGTATCCCTGTATAGCGAATGGGCCTTCTTTTACTCCCTGTGTAGAACCCATCACAAATCCTGCAGTGGTTAGCAATCCTTCACTATATCCGGTTGAAGCATTGATGTCATTGACAACAATTGTTCCACCTTCAGTATGTGTGATTTGAATCGCACCAGTATCTGTGATAGTTGCAGATGTGAATGGAGCACCTGCTGCTGCCCATGCAGTTACAAATTGAGTTGCACTAGTATTATTAGCCAATGATAGAGTATAAGCAGAACTCAATGCATTTGAACCAGGAACTGATACTTGAATCGTTGCAGTATATGGTCCATGTGTGAACACTGTTGCAGTAGGATCAGAGAATGCGACACTGCCTGTTACGACAGTAGGACCAGTTGCTACTCTTTCCCAATAATAGATCGGGGTGATCTGAGCAGTAGTAGAGAAAGTATTTCCAGTATCAAAGTTATATTGTGCATATACAGTTCCAGCTGGAATTGCTTTACCGCCAGTAGCATCTAATGCACCTGTTGCAGCCCAATCACTTGTTGCAAAACTAACAGTCTTTGGAGTCCAAACTGCGGCAGTACCGTTGTACTCGGAGATTACTGGATTATATCCGTTTCCTGCTGAACCGATTTTGACCCACACAGAGCCAGATGGTCTTGGGTAAGTCTGTCCTGCTTGCCATAGAGGCTGTTGAGCAGAAGTACCATAGAATAATGCAGGTTGATAATAAGTTCCTGCAGTGATTCCCAAATCAGCAAGAACAGTTCCGGTGCCAGCAGCGATAGTAATATACGGAGGGGTAGCTTTGAAATAAGCTTGTCCTGTCTGTGCTGAGAAAATATTTAACTTACCACCAATCACACTAGCTGAGAGATAAGGATATCCCAATGAGTTGATTGATTGTGCGATGATAGACACTACGTTATTTGGGTTACCCTGAACAGTGATAGTATATGGAGTATTACCGTTGATACTAATAGTAAATGTATCATTATAGGTTAATACAGGGTTAGCATTAGTGCCTTGAACAGTTGGATTAGCATTCAACCACGCAGATGATCCTAGGCGTGCCCACTGATTGCTCGGTGTCTTGTAGAAGTACATTCCTGAAGTAGCAGCACTTGGATAATCATAAGTTGGATTAGCAATGACTGCATACTGTCCAATCGAACCTACGCTTTGTACTGGATAACCCCCTGAAATCATAGTACTGTCGGTGATTACGATAGGTGTTTGTAGAGCAAACTGACCAGTTGAAGCATTGAATGCATAAATGCCCCAAGTTGAATTAGTTGTATCTAACCACCAAGTTCCGTCTGTTGGGGCGCCAGTTGGGCGACCAGTAGAACCTACTAGGCTTGCAAGATCGATATCTGCTCTCAAGCAGTATACGCGATTAGTTACACCAAGTGCAGAATAAGCAGCAAGAAGACCATACTCATTGAGTTCATATCCTTGAATTGGAGTACCTGCTGAAGTAGTGTAGAAGAATGGGTTACCATATAGAGTAACAAGATCACGCTGGCTTGTGACCTGGTAGAGCTTACCAGCGTTAGCAGCGGTTGTACCAACTGCTACACCAGTGCCAGTTGGGTCAGCCTTATTCTGCGCTGTTGCAAGCAGAATGAAAGGGATAGAATTTGTTGGTGCTGGAAGATATTGACTTTGGTCAATGATCGTAACTTCTACACCTGGAGATACTAATGCCATTTTGTTTTTCCTTTGTATGATTGTGAGGTTTACCACCTGCCTCATTATAAGCATAATTACTGATAATGAGATTATAGAATTATTTAGTGTAAATCATAAAAAATGCTGGTTAACCTAACCTTCGAAGGTGTTTTGGTCTAAATACATCGTGACTCTAAAACGACCCATATGCAAGACTTGCAATAAGAACTATTGCGCTGTAAATTACAAGCGTGATGACAAGACGCATTATCGGAGCATATGTGATACGTGCGGTAAAAATAAACCTAAGAAAAAACCTAAAGTTTATATTTGGGAGAAGGCTGGATATAAGAAAAAGCCACACTGTGATCTGTGCGGCTTTAAGAGTTTATACCCTACACAAATGACCGTCTTTCATATTGACGGTGATTTGAACAATGTGTCATTCAGCAATTTAAGAACGATATGCTTAAATTGTGTTGAAGTGGTAAAACGTAAGGAAGTGACCTGGAAACGCGGTGACTTACAAGTTGATTATTGATGCAATCTGCTTGTGTAGTTCGTCAATCGTTCCATTATTATTCAAATGGTAATCATAATCCAGTCCAACACTACTATACTCACTAGCATGGACATTATAGTGATTTAGCTTAGCCATACATAACTCTCGCTGACCTGGATTCCCTACAGTGTTATAGAGTTCTGCATAACTGTACCATTCAGGATCAGGACCACGATGAGTTCGCATAGTGATTCCACCTGCATTTTTGATAGCAGTCAATTCATTTGCAAATCGACAGTCAGTGATGACGATATCTTCTTTAGTATTCCTCAACTTATTTTCTACTGAGGCCACCCAGATATCATCATGAAATGATTTACGAGCAACCTCGGTTCCCCATTGTTGCAATACCCAACGAGGCGTCAGTTCAGGTATACTGAGGCGGGCGGCCCACCAAGGGTCAACTTGTTCACGCCATTCTCGGCTAGCTTTAGTTGACCCTTCAAGGAGTTCACGATCCCAAGCAAAGATTGCTGCAATAGCATCTTTGAGAGATGAAGCGAAGCTCATTCGCTTGAAGCCATGAACTGTGCAAAGATAGTCGGCGGCGGTGTCTTTACCTGATGAAATCAACCCAGTGATGCCCACAATCATTAAATAGTTCCTTTATATTTACAGTTATCACCGTGCCATCTAGAATAGTTCATGTGATCGACTGACTTTCCACAATGATAGCATTGTTTCTTTAGTGAGTCAAGTTTTTCTTTGCTTTTTTTCGCCCGTTGTTCAGCACTATGGGTCTTCCCAAAGAATCCATTTTTCTCTCCCGGGAGCGTTATCTTTTTTCGGATCTCTTCGGCCCGGTCTTCTCCATATAGTTCTTCAAATGTCTTACCTTTGTTGATAGGAGTTCTACCTTTCCTGTTTTTAGAGGCACTATCTTTCCAGGCCTGAGACTTGGGACGAGATGCTGCCTCTTTAATAGCCAATATAGTTTCAGGTCGGTGTTTCTTATCTTTGAATGTTCCTCCTAATCCTGCTTCTCTCCTTTTGGCCGCCCGATTGATTCCTGCCTGCCGGTAGTTCTGTTTAGACTCTTCCGACATTTCCGTTTGAGATAGTTCTTTAGCAATCGCTGCATATCGGCGCCCAGTCAAACGTTTTCTATCTTGTCCGGAACCATGTAGAGTGGACATTCCCATAATAGCCCTGAGTGATTTGTGTTTTGCGGGCCCTGTGGTCATCTTCGGTAATAATAAATGACAAACAAAATGTTCGTGTTCAGTGAGAGTAACAAGGTTACAAGGATCGTCAGGGTCACCTTCTAACCAACCTGAGCTACCTTTTCTTTTACGGTTTAAGTAGAACGATTCAGGAATGATATGATGCTTCTCACCCTTTATTTGGATAACACGAGCTTGTGCTTGCTGCACAATAGCATAATACCACCTAGTATACTTATTTTCTATAAAGATATTTTTCATATCTTTACTTATGCGGTGAGGATAAGATAAATATTAGTATATTATAATATAACACAAGAGTTAGTGTTTGTCAAGCCTTAATCGTCAAGGGTTCCTAAGATGTAGTTCATCTGTAGACCACCAATATCATCCCTGAATTTTTCTTCTTCTTCAGGTGTTATCGTACCCTCATCGATTCGTCTGTTCAATTCGGCTATCAGATTTAAAATAGTTTCTCTTTCAGTCATTAACCTTGTATCCAAGTTAGTGGTTGTGAACCGTCTACGTATTTGGTGAGGGCCTCTAGCAAGCGATCTTGCTCTGCTCTTGATTCATTCTTTAGTGCAGTACCGTTTAGCGTAGTGCCGCCGCCTGGACCTGCGATAGTACCGAACTTCTCACGAGCTTCACCCATGATGCCTTTTAGCATAGCGATCATGTAGTCACCGATCCAGACACCTGCATAAGGGTCTTGAATCAGCACTGCTTCAGGACGTTGGATATCAGCCCAGATCAGAATGCGCTCTCCTGTACCCTTGAAGTCACGTGTGATACGCAGGACCTTAGTGACCGGATCAAACGTGTATGTGAGATACCCACCGAACATACGTGCTGCTAGCTCAACGTAACCAGCGTAGAAGTCATATGTAGCCATGCCTCCCGTGTAGTTGTAGTTCAACAGATAGGTGTTGAGAATGGCGCTTGAGAACGGATCGAATGACGACGACGAAGGACCTGTTTCAAGACCGACTGTGCGTCTAAACAATGAACGAACATTGATGAAGTCAGAAGGAAGCGTATATGTGTCAACGTTCTTGATGACCGTCATCAGTGTATATGATTCCTGCGTAGCGTTTTGTGCCCTCTGTCGATAGAGTTTGATGGTATAATTATATGCAGCTTCGTAGTGCTGAGGATCAAGTTCTAGGTCAATAATGTCGCCACCCATACGCAAACGGATGTTCTCAAACAATGCTTGCTTGAGTTCTTCTAAGGTAAGATTAGTGGGGGTTGATAGAATGTTTGCGGTCATAGTTGTTTCCTTGTTATATGTATTTATTCAGGAGACAGTTGACCTCTATTCTCTTCCATGATCTTTGTACAAGTTTCTATATCAATCTGTTCATCTTTAGAATACATCCAGAGATGAGATTTCAAAGAACCAAAGCTATTACAATTAGGGCATCGCCACCCTTCAGGAAACAATGCCCCAATTATACCACAGTCAACACAAACAGGAGGACCTAATCCCAAAGCCAAGCATCCTCAGGTTTGTGTTCTTCTTCCATAGTCCTGATGATAGATTCCAGTCTATCAAGTGCAACAGAATCAAGGATACCTGCTCGTTCAATCTTTTCAACTTCATCTTCGATAAGTCTTAGGTCATCAGTGATGTTTGCCCGAGTGATATCATATCTATTATCTATGAACCATTTCATGCGTTTAGCTAATACTAAGACACGATAATACTGATCCATAACCATTTATAGATCACCGATCTGACGATTCTCGCTATAGTGAGCATCAAACGTTCCGCCGGGATAACGTGCTTCTAGCTTCTTGACATTCTCTGCGATAACATCATTAGGATCAAGGCCCAGTGCATTGCAGGCGTTAGCCCAATACCAAATGATATCACCTAGTTCGCGCTTCATATGAAATAGATTTTCATCATTCAGGGGCTTGCCCTGAAACAGCATCTTCTTCACAATTTCATTGAACTCTCCGCCTTCACTCGCAAGACCGATGCCTGCTGTGATCAGCAGAGGAACGTTGATACTAGGTCCGCCATCATTACCGTCTAGTTCATCTAGCCGGTTCATGAAGGTTGTAAGGTCCTTGCTTGTATCACTACACACTGCAAGGACAAATTCACCATATTTGTTTAGATCGATATTATTCATGTTATTCCTTTATGATTCCCATCACCCAATTTTCTGCGGTGTCTTCTGCGTATTTCAATGAATGACTAGTAGCGTCAATGATCTTTACTATAATGTCACCGATGCTACATTGAACATGATATCCTTCATCGGTCAGTTCAATCTTAGCATAGCGTTCATCTACGCGATAGTCTTTAATAAATTCAACCATGCTTTATCCTAGAATGCTTTCAGAATGATCATATCAGAGTTGAAGCGCCCAGTCGGGATCGCTGCAACTGCCTTGATCTCACTGAAGTACTTACGAGCAGCAGGCTTGCTACCAGTCAATGCCTTGATCTGCTCTACAGGTTTGCGAAGCGTCTTGATGCCGCTCTGACGAGTATCGAATCCAATCAGGGTGTTGCCCTTGACCATCAGGCACTTGCTGTAGTCATCAGCGATGTAGTGATGCATCTTGCGCTTACGAGTGTCATACACCCAAGCCTCAGTCGCATTGTGCAGCTTGACAGGAGGAAGACCAACCAGATCCAGCTTGAGTGCATCGTCCTTGAAGGCCTTGAGATGCTTGAGCTTGGATACGATCTTCTCGACGGGCACTGCCTTGCGAGGACGGATAGCACGTGTAGCTTGCTTGATAGCGATGTAAGCAGTCAAGTTGTCAATGATCTGGCTAGCAAACTTGATCAGATTGTTAAGCTGAGTACGGGTGAGATGCGAATACCCTTCCTTAAGCTGAGGGCACTTACCTTCCTTCACCTCTTCATACTCTGCCTTGACCTTTTCCCAGTGCTTGATGTACGAATTAATGTGCTGGGGAAGAACCTTCTGCTCAGTCAGAAACCCAACGACCTTTTCCTTAGTAGGAAAGTCCTTAGGATAACCAGCTAGTGCGAATTCATCTGCGATGCTTTCGATTTCACCGAATGATTCACTAGCACGATCACGCATGAGTTCTTGAATATTCGGACGAAGCACCGGCTTCTGCATAGCTTCCTCAGCTTCCTTCTCTTCCTTGACGATCTTAGCGCCTGAAGCAATAGCAAGCTGAACACGATTCTTGATGTGATGTGTCAGAGGATAGAGAGTGTCGCCGGTGCCAGGCAGTGCTTCCCAATGGTCAGCTTCTGCCTTGTTGTGATCCGGACAACCAGTATGCAACAGTTTGCACGAGATAGCATTCCAAACGGTCAAGCCATTGATGCCGCGAGCAGCCTTAGCACACCGAATGTCTTGGGTGGAATAACCGTTCTCTTTCATCCAGCTCCAAACTTCGGGAAGCAAATCAGCTTCTTGAAAATTTTCATAATAGAACTGTTTGGCATCACGCTTGAAGCGAAGGAATTCTTCACCTGTCATCTTTTCCCAACCAGTGAAGTCGGGACCAATCTGCTTCTTCCCGCGACGAACAGGAGCTGCTCGGGCGATTTTCTTCTTGACGGGGCCAGGACGACGAGCCATATGAATCTCCTAAATCTCAGTTTATGTATATAGTATAAAGGAAGGAAAAGGTGTTGTCAAGCCTTTTCCTTCTAACGAGATTAGTTAGACCAGTACGATTCTGAAGCAACACTGCACGAACGCGGGGTGTTGATGCTTTCTTCAACTTCCTGACCAGTAATCAGATTGATCACCTTGCGGGTCAGATTCTGATACCCCGCCGCCTGATACTCTTCCTTGCTCATCACAGTGAGCTTGGTGCCATACTTCCGAGTGTATTCCGCAGCATGACGCTCCGCAACCTTTCGGTACGAGAACTGAGTCTTGTAGACGTAGCTGTTAAAGATACGCTTGTCTTCGTGAACGAGAATGAACATGTCTTGTCTCCGTTTCATCAGCTTATGATTCATAATAGCGGAATGGGTAACCGAAGTCAAGCCCTTTTTTCAGATATTTTGAAGAATTTTACGGCAAGCGAGCCGGCGAGCCTGCTTCTTCTTGTCAGGCACGACCTTGGGCTTGTTGAACTTGTAAAGGTTCTTCTGAACGAAATTACGAGTTTTCATGTCCTTGCTCCTCATCATGTATTTATATTAGCAGCACTCTTACCCAAAGTCAAGC